GAAGATCCTTCCGTTGAGTCGGAAGATGTCGTCCCCGGCGGACTTCCTGAACTCTCCCTTGAGGTGTAACCACTGCTTGCGTATCGCCAGGAACAACTCGAGGAGGCGATCCGAGACCTCCTTGACCACCGCGGCCTCGTAGTCCCGGTGGGCCTTCCAGGGAGACTGCTCATGCTGCGTGGCCGGGACGATCTTGGCCTTGGCAGTCCTGGGACGCAGGACGTGGAGGGCTTTCGTGAGGGGTCCCTCATGTTTCCCTTCTTGATGTTTCAACACCTCACCCTCAACAATCACTCTACTCTTCAAGTGACGAACATTGTGTATCTTGATCTGAGTTCCTTGCTTGAGAAGGTGCTCAGCACCTGTGTCACTAGATAAAAACAATCTCGCCACCTTTGTTCCTTTAGGAACAACCACTTGAAGAACAACAGGAAACCCCTCTATGTCCTTTCGATAGCCTCTCTTCGACTTCTTCGCGAAGTCCCAGGCAACTCTCGGAACTTGCGTGAAAGAAGAAGGGGAAGGCAAGACAATCTTCTTCTCTTGTTCCCACTTAGCTATCACATCAAGAGGAACAACCATGCCTTTGTAGGACACCATAGTTGCAGGAAGAGGAGCAGAAGCATCAACGGCATCATTAAGAGCTTTCGACACATCGGGATCACTTGGAGAAGCGTCCTCAAAAACATACTTGTTAAGTCCCTCCTTCGTTTCTCTTGAAAGCTTGGGAGCAGTAGGAGATAACTTGAAGTGAGGATTCATCTTGTAGTAAACATTGTCAGGTCCTGCCAATACAAGATTAGTTATTGCATGAGCAGACCAATGAGCATCAAACTCTTCTTCCTTCATAGGATTCTTCAACTGCTGCAAGAAAGCTATGTCCCGCTTGTACCAGTACTTGTAGTGACCAGGACTGCCCTCGCGCTTGAGGTACTTGGCCTTCGCCATCTTCTTCACACCGAAGAAGTCCGCAGGCGTGTAGCTCTTCTCATCTGCTTCATCATCAGTAGCGATCACGACGTCCATGACGCCTAGGGCCTGCTCCTTGGTCAAGTTCGACGCTATGTAGTTCCTGAGCTCCACGACCTCCCTGTTGTCCCACTTGTGCATCTCTATCGAGATGGTCGTCTTACTGACGTAGACGCGAGCGAATCCACCGGTGTCCGCCGCCTTCTGGTCCTTGTAGTCCCTGTGGTTCTGGTTGGGGGAGAACTCTGTTATCTTCTTCTCATCAGGGTGCCACCACGCCTTGAAGCAGCCGTCCTTGTACTTGGGGGTCTGGCGGAAGGCCACGCCCTTCTTGACGGCAGGCTTCTTGTCCTCTTCGTACTCGTACTTGTAGTGACCGGGGGGTCCTGTCCTCTTCGTGTACTTAGCCTTGAACAGCTTTGACAAGAGGGAAGAAGCTTTCGCGAGGATCTTGTGCTTGGCGTACCTCGGAATGGTGTTGAACATGTTGACGAAGGAGGGGAGGATCTCCGAGATCTCGTGCTGCGTGAAGTAAGCATCATGCTTGGGCCAATACTCCTGAGTCTCCCAACCTTTCCTCTTCAAGAGAATGGGAACAATCTGCTCACTTGCCCTCGCGATGATCTCTCCCAGATCTGACCAGTAGGGAACGTCATTCCCCTGCCTCTTGTCCATCAAAGCAAATCTCGCTAAGGGATTCTTCATGATTAATCCTGGCAATCTTCCTGGACCATCGGGAAGCCTGTTGAGGAATTGGTGAAACACTTTTCGTTCTTCTCTCCCTTTCAGGAGGGTATAATCGAGATGATGAAAGTACTCGTGAGTAAAGCTCTTGGTGAACTCCTTCCCCATCGTGATGGTCCTCGAGTACTCAGAGTAGTTGGCGGCCACTTCTCCAAAACTGGTACGCGTTCCCACTCGCTGTCCTCCACGACCCCTCTTGGAGTACGTGATCTTGACCATCGACTTGTTCTTGAACCCCAGGAAGTCGAGTTGGTGCAACTTGTAGAGGACAGGCACCCAGAGGTACTTGTTCTTCCACGTCAACTTGTCAGTGATCTTGGCCTTGAAGTGCTCATAAGCAAAGGACTTGTACTCCTCAACGGGGAGGTCCTTGAAGAACTGCAAGGAGGGCCTCTCAGGCAAGGGAGTGGAGGGCTTCTCCTCAATCTTGCGTTCCTCACTCTGGGTAGGGATGGGCTCACCCAGTATCTCCTTCGCGGACTCCGGCTCGGGCTCCTGGAGGAGGTGCTCGAGGAACTTGGCCTTGGCCTCCACCACGCTGTCAACCTTGAAGAACTGCTGCTGGACCTTGGGGTAGAGGGAGCAGGGAGGGATCTGGACGTCGACGAACCCATTGGACGTCTTGATGGCCCACATCTTGTCCAGGGCCTCCTGCCCCTTCGCTCCGAACTTCTCCACGAACTTCTTCTTGTTCTCCTGGAGGAGACGCGTAACGAACTCCTGGTTGGGATTCTCCTTGGGGTGCATGACAGGCCGCCCGGCCTTCCTGGCAGCCTCCTCGGCCTCCCTCACCTTCGCGGAGCCCGTCTTCCCCACGTACTTCCACGACGTGGGGGTGTCCTTGCGGAAGACCTCGCCGTTCCCGTAGTAGCGGACGGTCCCGAGCGGGAGTCCGCGAGCCTTCACCAGTGGTACTCTAACGAGCAAGTGCTCCATGTCACGTCGTCCCTTCTCACTCACTATTCTTGTGCCCAGTGCTTCTTGATCCAAGCCTGGTACTCAGGATTGTCAACCCCACCTTCTCTTGCCCACTTCTTCTTCAGGTCCTTGGGGAGGGGATTCTCCTTCATCTTCTTCAAGTCGATCCGGAACGTCTTCTTGGGATTATCTGCTTCATCATACTTCTTCTCAGGATGTGAATAAGGCTTCTCTAACTTGTCTACTATCTCCTGAGCCTTTCTTCGAGTCTCTGCGGGGAGCATCTCATCCTCTGCTATTCGACCATACTTGGCTATCTTCTTCTGAATCTTGGGAGGAATGTCATCCCACTCAACAACGCTTTTTACTTCTCCTCCTCCTTTCTTCTGAACCTTCTTTTCTTGTTTACGTACAATCAAATCTCCGTACTTGTTTTCTTGTACCTTGAAACCCAATTCCCTAATTTTTTTCTTGCCATAAGTAGGATCATCAAAAAAACGATCAATATCTATATAAACTTTCTTTCCCTTGTAAGATATCCTGTCCTTCGAATTATGGCCGGAATCCAACTTGATACCAAGTTCTTTTAAACCTTCTTCAATACCTCTGTCACCTTCCTCACTACTCATAACAACTGGCTCATCTTTAAACGACTCTTTCTTCTCCTTTCGTGCAGTCAACTGCTTCAAGACCTGACTGGAAGCGGCTTCACTGTGTCGCCATCTATCATTCAAGATAGCGTTGTTCCCAATGAAGTCAGCAATAGCCTCATCAACATCTTTTTCAAACCTCTTTGCGTCGTAAATTACACGAGAGAGTTCTTCTCTTGCTTGTTCAATTGACATGAAACCTTTCTCTTGCTTCATGTCAAGATCTCTGGAAGCAGCACTGGGGGCTTCATGCTTCTTGGGGGCTGCATCTTCTCTGTCATATCTTGCAGCTCGATCAGCAGGGGACTCCTTGACAGGCTTGATCTGATCATGAGGAACATTATATCTAAGGACAGTCTTTCCATTCATCACCGTAGCCAGATCATATCCACCCTTGTGGTGCGGAGAGACAACACGCCACTGATTACCGGCATATTCTACCAAGTCATTATGCTTGTATCCTTGCTGGCCTGGTTTATAGTAGTACTTGTAGTGTCCTCTCGTACCCTCGCGCTTGATGTACTTAGCCTTCCTGAGCACGCGCAGCACCAGCGAGACGGACTTCGTCATCTTGCCGGCCAGGGAGCCCAGGTGCTGGCTCCACGTCGCCAGAGACGCCCCCGACGACAGCTTCCAGCCCTTCTTGATGCCTTCGTCGAGCTTCTTCTTCAGGACGAGGACGTCCTGCTTCTTCATCTGACCATGCTGGGGGATGCTCGTCCTCAAGACCTTGGACACCCTGGCGATCCACCCGTAGTCCTTCGTGGTCAAGCCGTGGCCGGGGGTGTCCTCACCAGTCTTGGCTCCCTGCTCACCGCTGGGTGACGGGCCTGCCTTGAGCTTGCCAGAGGCGTCCTTGTACCAGTACGTGAAGTTCCCCGAGGTGCCCGTCCTCTTGACGTACTTGTGGGACGCCGTGGCGGTGGCAAGCGCCTTCTTCAACTTCTTGATTATCTTCTTGGGAACATCTCCTGGCTTGATCAAGATGACAGCTTTCATGAGCGTCCAACCCTTCTCCGTCTTGATGTACTTCTTCCCGTCCTTCTCCATGACGGAGCCCACGGGATTCTTGACCGCACGGGCCTTCTTGGGCTTCTTCTCCGGGAGAGCCTTGCCCTCCGCGTCCGTAGCCTTCACCAACTTGATCCTCACCATTTCATCCTCTCCTCTCGTGTCCCCACAGCTCGGGGAACATCATCGCAGCCTCATCAAACTCTGCTTGGGTCACCACTCGGGACAACAAGTACTTGAGCATCGCTGCCATCGCGTTCTCCAGAGAGGTGTGCTTGCTGGCGTCCCACTTGTCTTCAAGAACCACGTGCAGACCGTTCGCAGTCAGCATACTTCCTCCTCTTCTTGTGAACCCTTCATGAACCCCTTCCCGGCATCCCTGTACACGGGGAGACCTCCATACCTCTTCAGATAGTCCAAGCGACGAAGGAAGATGATCCTCCCCGCCTTGGCCACCCCGAACCTCACGAGCTCGTCGTGACAAGCCTGTATGGTCTCCGGCGTGATCTCCTGGATTGCATCTTCTGGTATCTCGAGATCCCCATGCTCGGACAACATCTGGTGCGGCCTGCTCCGGTATCCCCGGAACACTCCGTACTCCGTCGCGTCGGGGAAGCACAACCCGTTGTCGATGGCCCAGAACTTCCTACCCGTCACCAACCAGTTGCTGGCGTGGCGGTCCGTGTTGCAGCACAACCAGTCGAGGAGGGCGAGCCTCTGCCACTCCTCTACCCTGACGTCCTCGTAAGTGAGTCCAGAGGCCTTCCAGGTGGGCGCGGAGGGAATGAATACCTGCGCGGATCCCACATCGTCGTCCACCTTGCGGATCACCGTGGGAGGAACGACGTAGAGACCCAGCAGGGACGAGACCAGGTACACCAGTCTCTCCCGCTTCCACTCCGTCCCGGGGAGCACGTTGTTGCCCCTCATCTTCTTCACTCTAGTGTGAGGTCTCACCTTCCACACGGCCTCCACGAAGCTCCCCGGAGCGGACGAGAAGACCAGCTTTCGCGCCCTGCCGGACTTGCTCCCCACAAGGGGGACGGGTGGTCCCTCAAACTCTCCGAGGAGGAAGTCCTCCCAGGGGTGGGAGTACACTTCTTCCTGTGTCGTGATGAGATCTGCTGCCATGTCCTTCCTGACCATCAACTTGTTCACCTACCTAGACCTCCGTGAAAGAAAGAAATCAACAACGAGAACAACGGCTACTATGACGAGTATGAAGAGATCAACACCATAAGGCATCTACTACTTCTTCTCTTTGAGGACTCCCTTGCCCTTCTCCGTGACCACCACCGAGGTCCCTCCACCAACGTCTCGCTCGGAGACGAACTTGATGAGACCTGCGTCGGCCATGTCGTCAAACATCTTGGAGTCCTTCTCGGGGATGTCCGCGGCGTCATCAAGGCTCTCCACGGAGGCCAGGGCAGACTTCACCTTCGCGTTGTCGTAGCCCTTGAGGACAGGACTGGACGACTCTTTCTTGTCAGGAGATCCCGCCTCTTTCACGAAGTACGTCACGTAAGGAGTTATCCCCTTGCCAGGGACAGTCCTCACCCCAGCCTCTTTGTACACCTTGACAGTCTTGCCCTCGGCGCGTAGTTTCTTGGCTTCGGCGAGGGCGGCGGCCTTGGACCCCACCTTGGGCTCACCAGTACTCTGAGACCCACCACCTTGACCACTCCCGTACTCGTACTTGTAGTGCCTCGGACTTCCTGTCCGCTTCGTGTACTTAGCCTTCGCAAAGATCCTCTGGAACAGCGACGGCTTGGCGGTCCTGACCGACTTGTTGATGGGTGGAGGAATGGCCGCTTCCACCAAGGAGCGGATCACCTGCTGCAAGGGGTCGATCTTCCGCTCGTCCATGTGGTTGACCATCTTGAGCTGCTCCATCTTCTTCAGGACCAGCGTCTTCTCGTCTCCCTCGACTAGGTTCTCCTCCAGGACAGCCTTCAACTGGTCGATCTTGACTGCGATCTCCGCGTCCGTCAAGGCGAGCCTGAGGTCCATGATGATCCCCAGGGCTCTGTTGATGGCCCAGCAGTTCAACCGCTTGGGACTCTCGGACACAGCCTCCGGACCAGGATACGACTTCTGGAGCTCCGCTGACACCTCGCTGGGCTTCATCGCCTTCTTGTAGCCTATCCCGGCCTCACTGGCCGCTATGGCGATGGCCTGGTTCCTCTTGGTCACCACAGGACCCTTCTTAGATCCCGAGTGGAGCTCACCATGCTTGTACTCGTGCATGACCTTCCCGAACTTGTCGTCCTTCTTGGACTTCTTCTTTTTCTTCTTCCCCGACCCCTCTTCCTTCATGGATTTCGACAACAATGCTATGATCATGACGTCCTCCTTTTTAGTCTGTCACGCAGAGTCAGACGGACCTTCACGGCCACGTCCACCTCTGACCTCTTGATTGGCTTGCCCAAGAAGTTGTTCTTAAAGGCAAACCAGAGAACCCACCAGAACCTCATCCTAGGCAGTTTCTCCAGCGTGCCTCCCTCGTTCGTCCGGAGATAGCAGGCATCTCCCATGACCTTGAAGTCACCTATCATCGTCTCCCCCCTTGCCCGTCAGGGCTCTCCTAAACAGGTCCAACATCTCGGGGCTACCATGCATCTTGCCATCATTACCCTTGCGCCCTTTGGGTGGGATGTATATCCCTGTGCTCCTCCCCTGCTCTTCACTCACTGACACCACCTCCTCCAGAAGCGCTCCAGCCGCTCTTCCTCTCTCCTCCGCTGCCGGTATGCATACTGCTCCAGGGAGATCCTCTTCTTCGGCCGGGATCTGAGGAAGAAGAACTCAATGAGTCCCTCAACAATTACCCACCTCATCTTCTTCTTCCTCTCCGGCAGGGAGTATATAGATTTGATGATTGTCTCATCATAATCGTAGGATTCCAATAGTTCATAAGCCTCCCGATCCGTCATCACCTTCCTCCCGTCTTGGTATTCACGTACACCGCCAGGTTGACCACGGACGGAGGCAGCACGATCTTCTTCGCACACTTCGTGCACACCAGCACGCAGTCCACGATCGCCCAGGCGTTGCTCCCACACGAGCACTTCGCCTGTGTCATTCACCCACCTTCTCCCCGAGATCCTGGGAGTTGTGGAAGTCCTCCCGGGCCTCCTCACTCTTGGACGCCTTCGTTGAGCCATCAACGAGCCCAACTGAGCAGTCACAGGAGTGCACCCACGGTGCATGACTCTTTCCGCATCTCGTGCACACCCAACCCTTACTGACATCACTCATGGTGTTCCTCCTTCTTCCTTCTATGTACTCGTACAACTTCACCGTCGCGATCGTCTTGTTCTCGGACCGGCAGCCCCAGTGGAACGCCTGCTCCATGGCACTGAACATGTCGTCCGTGGTGAAACTCGCGTCCCTCCGCAGCTCCATCACGGGACCCGAGGACTTCATGAACTCCTGGTACCTCTTCTGGTCAGACTCCGCATCGAGTGCATAGTACTTCCGAGCCCAAGAGGCACCCGGCATGAGTACACTGACGACGGCACAGTTCCTACTATTGAGCTCCGGATCAATGAAGACCAGAGAGGAGTCTCCTCCCCGGATGGCCCGACCAAACAATTCCTTCAAAGGCGCTATGATGATCATGACGGCTCCCCCTTCTCCTGCTTCTCCATCTCCATGAGGAACATCGCGTTGCAGATCACCTGGGCGAGGTGGAGGCACTCCGGCATCTCGGGGTCCCTCAACTCTCCCCCGCGCCAGGCCTCGAAGTGTCGCATGAGTGCCGAGGTGTACCTGTCCTTGGCGTTAGGCACCAGCTTCCAGTTGTTGTCGGCGTACTTCCGAGCCCCGATGGTGAGCACCCTGGCCACCTCCCGCAGGACGTCGACCGGCACCAGGGAGTAACGGACCTTGCCATCGTCGTACTTCGCTCCCTCACTACGTACCTCAGAGTCAGTACTCCTCATCGCCTCCTGCACATTCCCAAGTGCCTCCGTGGACTTCCTATCAGACTCCACAGCCTTCTGGAAAAACTCCTTGCAGATGTGCTCCGTGGACTTCCTACTCATCGCCTGCACTGCCTACGTGAGACTCCACCGGAGTAATCACCTGGAGGAGTGTACGGGAGTCAATTACCATGACCTTGTTCTTGGGAAACGTACGTATCAAACTCTCCCTGAGAGTTACTACGAACTTGGTGGAGTTCATCATGAGATCATTCACAGACACCACAATGACGTCATCCGGCTTCAGTTCCAGGACCTTGATACTCTCCAAATCTATGACGGCATCACCATCTACTAATTTCATCTCTTGTCCTCCACCAACTTCATACTTCCTCCTCTGGTGTCACGTCTCTCACAACAGGATCAGTATTCCTGGGAAGCATTTCCCCCACGATACTGACACCGCCCCCGAGATCAATCTCTACTTTACCACCCCTGAGATCCTTGATCCTCGACACGGAGCCACGTAGGGAGATCACCTTCCACTCCTTGTCGTCCGGCTTCCTGCCGCCGTCACCCGTATTGGCGGATTCCACGTGCACCAGGACTGCCCCGCAGATCGTGCAGTCCCCCGCCAGGTAGTGCTCTGTGACCTTCCCGCAGCGCTCGCAGTACTTGTACTCCACGGCTCGAACCATGTTCACACTCACAACGACATCACCTCCCGGGACTCCTCGTACTCCCGCTGCTCCTTGCTGTCAGACCACTCGATCAGGTACTCCACGAGCTCCCGCGTCCTCACGTGCAAGCACATCCTGTGACAGTTCACAGCGTACCACCTCCGCGTCGCCTGGTAGTGGTCGTCCCCGTGCAGGTAGGTCCCCTGAGCCTTCCCGGCCGCCACCCAGTCCGCCACCATCTCCTTGACGCACTCGACAGGCATCTCGAGCACCTTGATGCCTCCGAGGTCCACGGGGAGAGTCCAGTACTGCCAGTGGTGGGCGTTCCTCTTCTGGTGGAGGAACCAGGCGTGGTCGAACGCAGGGTCACCGGTGTCCGTCGGCTTGTAGTACCCTATGCCCTTCTTCCTCTCCGCAGCCGCTACATCACGGAACCTACCGTGGAAGTGGTTGGCGTAGGGGAAGAACTCCGACGGCCTGAACTTCGACAAGTCGTGGACGACGCCCCGCCAGGGCATCCCCATCCTCGCGCACTCCAGGAACACGAACCACTTGTGCTTGATCACGTACTTGAGGTACGTCCGCCAGACGATGAGGAGCAGGAGCCAGTGACGAAGCCTCGCGCCTGCTGCATGGGGCTGGCGCTGCATCGCCGACTCACCGCCCTGCTTGGAAAACTTCTTGGACTTTTCCACGCTCTTCTCTTGCACTTCTCGTACCTCCTCTCGATTCATCGCTCACATCTCCGCGGGTGGCCCGGGGAGTCCCGCGTTCTTCACGGCTTCCACTACCTCTTCTACACCATCCCAGGCCTTTAGTACCGCCTTCGACTTCATGTGTATGTACGTCGTTCCGCTCTCTCTACAGATGTAATCTATGTTGAACACGTTCACCCACACATACTTGTCGAATCCAGTCCTGATCTTCACTAACTTCACGTCACATCCCCCATGACCTTCTCCTTCCTTCTCGTCAGCCTGTCAAACTCCTTCACGTAGTCGTCCCAGGACTTCCAGTCTCCTTGCATCGACTTCTTGGACTCCTCACCTTCGAGGAGGGACTCGCCCTCACCTATCTCAGGGAAGTCCATGTCCTCTCCTTCACTGCCTTCACCGGGGCTGCCACCCATCATGCCTTCCTGGGCCTGCTGGGCTTGCTTGTCCTGGATGAGCAACTGCACGGTGAACTGGTTCAAGATCTCGTCTGCGTAGGGGCGGTCCATCTTCTCCTTGCCCTGCTTCTCGAGTATCTCGTTGATCGTCATGTCCACACCGAGTCGCTTCGTGAGGATCTCTGTCTTCCTCAACTGGTCAACGGGATCCACTCCAGAGAACTTGAGCTCGTACTTCGTGGTCACTTTCCTGAGCACCTTGTTGAGATGCTGCTCCATGAACATGAGGAGGCTGTCGAGTCCGCGATCCTTGCTGGCTTCCACTCTGGGAGTCATCTCGTTTGCCCCAAACACGTGAGTAGCGTCGTCTGCCTTGATGCCGAGCTCCGCGAGGTCAATCGAGAAGACGGCTGCTATGAGGCTGCTCACGAACATCATCCCCTTGTGGTACTCCATGTCTTTGTTGCTGGTTCCTATCGCCTTGAAGTCTATCCCCACGCCGTCCTTGCCACTCGGGAGGATCGGGATGGCCCACTGACCGCCGGCACCCGACATGGCCGAGTACCAGTACTGCTGGATGGCCGTGAGGCCCTTGGTGTCTATGTCACCCATCACAGAGATGAACCCGCGCGGCATCTTGTCTCGCACGAACTGGTCTCTGAGGTGGTTGTAGCCGAAGAGGAGCGTCGTGATCAAGTCTATCGCCATCTCTACGTCGGAGTAGCCGTAGCCCCTGAACCTGACGTCTGCCCTCTTGTTCTTGTAATCAAACACTAAGTTGTTGTGGTTGTACTCTTCTTTGATGACGTCGTCTAGCACCTGGATGAACGCAACGTTCTTCTTAGGGTACTCCGGGGTCGTCCTCTTGAGCGTGGCGCCGTCAACCACCCAGTACGCCGCCGGCTGCCCCCTCAGGTTGTACTGGATCTCCGTGGCTATCTGGTCTATCGTGCAGGTCTCCCTGACTATCATCTGGAGGTAGTCCGAGAAGTCGTCCTCCCGCTCGGAGGAGTAGTCGTAACCAGTCTGCTTGATGAACTTCACGAGGAGCTTGATCTCCTCAGGGTCTGCCTTGCCCCCCTCTTCCTCCGTGGCCACGAGTCGGAACCCCTTCTCGCCCTCCCTGGCCTGGTCCTCCGTGACGTAGCGAGTGAACCCGAGGACTTGATTGATCCTCGTCTTTATGATTGCGTTGAGGAGGGGCACCCTGTCCACTATGTTGCGGAGCACCGAGTAGTCTATCTTGAGGAGCCTCTCCCGGACGCCCTTCGCGCCTCCCCTGACCATCCAGTTGATGATGTTGGGATCTAAGAAGGCTGTCTGCAACTTCTTCAACTGTGAGTTGAGATCAACGATCTGCTTGCTGTCTCTCTTCTTACTGTGACGATTCTTTCTCATGTCTGGGACTCCTGGCCTGGCGGGATTGGTGAAATTGAATTGTAGAACAAAAAGGAGGACTTCTCCTCGACAGGAGATGATGGGGAGGGAGAGACTTCTAGACGTACCAGGACTCGCGGTCCTCTCTGCTTCAAGATTACCTCACACCTACACCCCTCACTTCGGACCGGACAAGTATGTTACTTACAATTATAATAAGATATTTCTAAAGAAATGTCAACCAGCAGTCTTCTTCCTTCTAGGAGTTATCTCGAGATCAAAGGCGTGGAGCAGTTCTCCTATGCGGTCTATCTCATACAAGGAGTGAATTAACACCTGATCAAGGAAGTTACACACTCGCTCCGAGGCTCTTTGAACGTCCTTCTCCTCGTTAAGAATCTTCGTGATGTATCCTTTCTGCTGTGAAGTCATGAGTTCCTCCTCAATACAACAGCCACATCTACCAGGGGAGTGTCATCACCGGGGCACAACAACTCAGGCATTCTTCCACGTCCTGAGAATGTCAAGTGCTTTCTGAATGTCAAACACAGAGATACCCAGGAGTTGCCGGAGAAACTTACGGATCTCCCTCTCCGTGTACATCTCGGAGACGACGTCCTCATACAACTTAACCTTCTCCCGGGCATCCTCCAAGGTGATGACTGCGACATCACGAGGCAGCTTGTTGTCACCGGCGGGGTGGACATGGAAGTCTCTCTCCCTCGCGAGAGTCAGCTTGTCTACCCCTTCCATGAGCTTGTACCACTCCTGCTTTATCGCGTCCAACTTTTCATCCTCGTATATGTCTCTTCCTCCCTTCAGACCATACACCTTCGCTTCCGCGTCGAGCAACAAGCTCAACTGCTCATCATCCATCTTCGGTATTCTTCCCTCAGACATAATGTCCCTCCTCAATACAGCTTCTTCTCATACTTCCTCACGACCACTCGCTTCGTGACTCCGTTCACGTAAGCCCGCAGTGCGTGCGCAAGAATCGCATTCTCCTGGAAGAGATCACGACGGAACTTCTTGCTCTCTCGCTTCTTGTACATCTTCCCTGACTTGTAATAGTAAAGACCCCAACCCTCGGGGAGTTCGTCAACCTTGATAACCCCCTCGAGACAGACGTAGTAACGATGGGCACCGAGGTGGGGAAACTGCACGTAGAAGAGCTCCGGCCGCTCCGCTTGGAGGACCGCCTCCTGCCTGTAGTTTCCTCGTCTCCCCCACCAAGACGTCTTGGGCTTCCACTTCTGCCTGACCTCCTTCTTCTGATCGTTGAGGAAGTCCGACCGACTCATCTTGATCTCATAGAGAGTACTGTCGGAATCCTTGAAGGCCAGTACGTCGGGATACTCTTGAGAAGCAAAGCTCTGGTACTCCCAAAGAGCCACGTGGGCTCCCCGAATGCACCAGAGCGCTACCGCTTCACACAATTCAGAGTGTGTCACCTTCCTCTTTCCCTCAAGGATCTATGATGTCGATACTCCTGGCTACTATCTGCACCTTCGAGCGCAGATTTCCCTCACGATCCTCCCAAGAAGCGACTTCGAGGCGTCCATACACTTCAACAACCGTGCCCTTCTTCAACTCCTGGTTGAGATCTTCTGCGGCCGGACCGAACTGGACGACGTCGAACCTCGACACCTTCTCCTTCTCGTTGTAGCGGAAGGTGTACATCAGAGCTAAGTTGATCACGGGAGTCCCGTTGCTCGTGTACCGCAACTCAACATCACGATCAAGAGTTCCTCGGATCTCCACTGTGTTCAAGTCGTTCTTCTCCTTCATAATCTCTCCTCTCTTAAATATGGTACGTAACAGTATCCACCCTACCGTAGGAATGGACAAAGCAGCGACAATGAGCAAGCCCAAAATGTTTGTCGTGGTCACACTTCCCTCCACAACACTGTATTAGAAGACCTCCTCAAACATCAAACACCTCGGGAAGAAGACCGAGAAGATAGTTCCTGAGAGGAATCATCAACTGCAACATTTGTGGGTGAGCCTTCGAAGAAGTGCGCAATCTAAGCACGTGCCTCCACTCACGATAATTCGCCGACATCACTATCTCCGTCTTCAAAGCGTTAGGAAGAACAGACCTGGCCTGCTGAGGGGTCCAACCCGATTCCAGAAGCTTCATGTACGTCTGTTCTGCTACCAAACAAGAGTTCATCCAAGCATATGAAGGAGACGAAGAACCTGGCTTCAACTTCTGATCAAGAAGCTCAATTCCATACTCCCCATCTGGATAGTCCACCCAAAAAGGACGAATGACAGTTATCTGAGCATCAAACTGCTCCCGAGAATAATTGCAGTATCTCGTGCTCTCCTGCGAGAACGACGCGAGGCGGTGACGGACCAGTTCATGCGAGATGCCTCTGTCACAGACGAACCTGACAGTGAGTAAGGAGTGCTCAATCACAGATTCATGCCCGAGACTTATCACCTTCTTCACAAACTTCGGGGCTGAATCTTGCGTGATTTTCTCTTCAGACTTATAACAAGTCCTCCCCGCCCTCTCTATCACTTGAGAAAAAAGAGGGGAATCTGGAAAGATCACCTCAAACGAAGGTTCTATCATTCTCATAACAACACTCCTCTCACCAACTTTCTCGCCCGTATGATGTTGCTGGGACTGTTCCATATGAAGTTCCTGCCACTCGGATGAGGAAGGATCAAGTATCTCCCCTCCCTCTCAAAAGGAGTGTAGTGGAATCCAAACGCCTTGCTCACCTTGGCTCCCAGGAGGATTATGACACTCCACTCCTGCGACTCCTTGATGATGTTCGCTTCTTCTCTCGCCTGCTTGTTGGACCACGTTCCCACGCACAAGTTCTTCCTATCAAACTTCCCTATGTACTCCGACACGGACATGTCGAAGATGTTGCGGAGCCTGTCTCCGGAAGCTCCGCGTGGGAGTGGATACAAGGCAAAACGAGGATCCACTCCATAGGGATTGAGTTCACCGACGAGTAGAGGCTTCATACCTTCCTCTCCTGCTCATCCCGGTACAGATCACCAACAATTTTGAAGATCTCCTCCCAAGACAGTGCTCGGAAGATACGGCGATTGTTCTCCCGGACTGCCTGGTTGTACTGGTAATCCACAACTATTGCACTCCTCCCCGTAGCTGCCCAGGGGATGATCTGCTCCGCGGAGTCGTCGATGAGGAGGTCGGCGTCGAGCATCCACTTGGGGTGCCCCATAATCAAATGCTTGTAGACGTCGAAGAAGCAAAAGTGCTTCATCACCCACTCCACCTTCTCGTGAGCACACGAGGGAGACGACCACCAGGGAACCGTCCCTATGTAAAGATCAGTTCTCAAGAGACAATGAAGACGAGTGAAGTACTCCCCAGCTCCTGGAATCAACTCCAAGGACTCCCAGAAGCCGGGGCGGAGCATCAACTCATTGACCACCTCGGCGGCGGCCCTCTCCTCCACAGGAAGTACCCACTTCTCTATCCTACGAGAAGTCCAGTGGGTAGGAGGAAGAAGCGTGAATCCCTTCTTCTTGAACTCAGTCAGGACACCCTTCCTCCAGTCAGAGAGGACTCCATCCATGTCAACAATTACTCTCATCCTCACACCTCTTTCTGCTCGATAGGCTTGTGGCAGTTTGTACAAATTACTTTCTCACCGTCGTGCCTCCAACTACGACCCTTACTGTCTTGATCACACTCACACACATCCGGCTTCACGGCGGCGAGGGAGGCGAGACTTATTATCTTTTCAAATAGTGGTGCTGTCATCGTTTTGAATTCGGACGTGATAGTACAAAATCCAGAGGCATAATACTTCAAATCGTTTATTGCCACCTCCAGCGCATCCCGCTCGGCCGTCACGCGCTGGAGGTCGGCGCGGAGGGTGGTGAGTTCATCACCGCCCATTCCTAGCGTATATGTCTTCTCAATCTTCTCAAAAACATCGGGCTTGCAGGGGTAAAACTCATCGTTGACACCTTTGATGATATAATCGCCGTAGTCGGCCCGCATAGGGCCTTCAAGAGTACTTATCTCTATCCACATCTTTTCACCGACAGCACCGACTCCACAAACCTTGCCACCACACCAGGAAGCCACATCGTCTGGTGTATTCGGTTCACAAAGATGTACTACCTCAATTGTCACTGGCTTTTTGGTGTATCTTTTCACTTCATTCATCGGTGCGCTCCTTTTGGACTAGCGTCATTTAAACCTCTCTGGTACGCGTCCCTTATGGCCAACAAAACCTTTTGTTTTAAGCTGTCTTTAAACTTTTCTGACAATATGTTAGTCAGATCAAGATAATCACAAAAATCTTCAAACACCGTTTTCTCACTCATCCCCTCACACCTCTTTCACCTCAGCTATTACGGGGGACTTCGCCTTGGCCATGGGCACCAACCATGTCAAATTATTGATCGTGTGCAGTCTATCTATCTCATCGGAGTCGTACCAACACACAAACTCGGCGGTCTTTTGCTGGAGAATTGGAAAAGACATTCTCAAAGTCTTCCTCTTGATAAACGAAGAGAAAAAATGTACTCGCCAAGAAGCATCCTTTGCCGTGAGGACACAAAACTCTCTCCAATCATGCACACGGAGTCCCGTCTCTTCTTCAAACTCACGAAACATCGCCTGGGAGGGAGTTTCCCCCTCTTCTATCTTACCCCCCACTCCGTTGAGGAAACTCTTCTGCCATGCAGGCTTATTCTTCTTTATCAACACAACAGACAAGTTGGAGAGGAAACTCTCAACAAAAAGAAAACCCGCTACGTACTCCTTCACAAAATCCCTCTCAAATATGAAATGGCTGGACGTCCTTCTCCGTCCTACCTGTAGAGAACAGGAGGAGGTCAGGAAATGCTGCAACCACATCACTCGACCTCACTCCGGATTTCTCATGATGGATTAATCTAAGCAAACTAAGAGTAGACACTCCAGCAATAGTCCTCAACCTGAACTCCTTGGTAAAGTCCGTCAGGTGGTCCAAACACGTCAATGCCACACCCACCTTGGCAGTACTGGAAGGCCTATACTTCACCTTACCCAGATCTTCTTTGATTTCCTTGACGGCCTGCTTACACCAATCAAGATCGAGGTAGCCGTACCTCATGGCTCCCTGGAACTTGTTCTCAGGATTAGTGTAGTTCTCGACTCCCTTATAAGGGAGTCCGTCCACCTCGTTGAGTACGGGACCATCACCGTGTCTCGTCAAGTAAGTCCTGGTGACCAGGTAGACGTCGAGCTCCACCTCGGAGCGGAGACGATTGAGAACCTCCACGACGTTCCGCATCCCCGTGCTCGACCGCGTCAGATACGGCATGAGATCCTTTCGCTTCTGATCCAGACGCATGCCCTGGGCTCCCTCGAAGACCACCTGTCTGCCGGGCTCCTTGGCACAGTACCTCTCCAGGAGGTCCGAGGTCTCCCACATCACAGAGTTCTTCATCATCCTCCTCGCGTAGTCCACGAAGTTGTCCACGATTGCGAAGCCTCCCATCTTGTCGATGGCCCACCTCCGGAACTCACGATCATCCAGATGCAACTTCTCCAGACGGTAAGGGAGATACTCGTTCTCTATAATGTACAAGACGTCCTTGAGCTGTCCCTCTGACTTGTCTACGAGATCCCTGGCCAGGATCTTGAGCTGACGATACTGACTGCGCTCCACGGTCTCGTTGATCCCCAAGCCGCAGGTCATCGTAGTCCCCTCCTGCTTGGAAGCATACTCGTTGATCAGCATGTCGTACGGCGTGGAGATCCTGCAGAGAGGATCGACAAAGACCTCCCTGACAGGGGCCTTCTTGTCGAGGAGCTCCTTGAGTTCCTTGAAGAACATGAGGGGATTGACGATGAAGTGTGGAGCGAAAAGAGTTCGGGCACCCCGAAGAGTGCCCGATCCGAAGTGATGAAATATGTGCTCCTGGCCACTGGACGTCTTTACACCATGACCAGCCTGAGCTCCACCGTTGAACCGCACGTTGAGGGTACGTGCATCTGACAGATAGTTGACTATGTGACCCTTGCCCTCATCACCGTAGTTCATCCCAACAACTGCTGAAATCTTCATATAGTTTCAATCCACACGCCCTGGGTAGGACGTGATCCTCCCGTATTACAAGTGTGCGTCGATCGTGTCCCGGACCTCGGTGTCCGTCTCCGTCATGTTCTTGAGTGCGTTGGCGACCACGACTCCCGTGGAACCGTCCCAGGACTCCGTCACGTTTTTCAAGGACTTCCCGGCTGCGAGCTCCAGTATGGACACGATGGTCTCACCGATCTTCTCGTGGTCATCCAAAGGAATCACCCGCTGGGCTCCGATCACGTCCTCCCATGACTTCCTCACGGACTCGAAGGCCATCCGAGCGTGACTGCCCTCCTTGATGATGATGTGGAACACGTTCCACTCGGGATAGATGAGGTCATAGAGTTCCTGGGCGGTGATCTTCTCCTTATCGATGTCGTCTCCCATCGCGGTCAGGAAGTGAGAGCGGTTGAGTTCCGGAGTGATCTCCTCATCTCCGATAGTGAACAGAAAACCCTTCTGACCCCTCTTGGTGAAACTGTCGGTCTTCGTGCGATACTTGGCGAAGTACCAGGCGAGGATGTAGGACTCGTGACAATTCCCCCCACCACCACCTTCCAGGTAGATCTTCTCGAGCTGTTCGAAGATCCGAATGTCGGACTCGAACTGGGACGCTTGGAACGGCACGCGGTCACCGGCCTCGACGTCTCCGATGGCACAGCAGCAGATGTGGGGATCCGTGATGGGACGCCTCTCCAGGACCTCCTGGCAGATCGTCTTCATCCCCACCCTGGCCAGGCGATCGAGCACGGCGTGCATAGATCCTGTCACGTCAAGAGACAAGATCAAGGGTGTCGAGTTGGGATGATCGGGACCATCCACGGACTCACGGACCTTGAACTTCTTGGGGTCGAGATCTGGGTTGACGTTCCGGCTCTTATAGATGTCGGCCGTCGTCGTATCGGGATCCGAGTACCTCCGTGATGTACTGAATCTCACAAAATCTTTGTCGCTGTAACTTCCACCACCCATGTGGTTCCTCCTCTGTATAAGGTATAAGACACCGTACGGTGACTCCTGCTTAAAAATAGAGGGGGCCCCTGAAGGCTTCTCGGAATGGCGAACCGAGAGAAAGACGGCAAATAAAGCCCCCTCTAAAAATCTCTCTCCATCAAAACTCTCTTTGAGGTTCTATCGTGGTGATGGATCCACTTCCTCGTGTACCATGTTATTGGTCTAACTCCCCCAAAGTTTGAAAATCTTCCCCTATGACTTCCTCAACTGATTGAGAAACTCCACGGCAGTCATCTTAGACAACTTGTCAATCTCTTCTTGAACTAACTCCTTCTTCCCATCCATTGAAGATGCTGGAGGCTTCTGAGAAGGAACTCCCGCGGCTTCCTTGATGTAGTAATCTATGACACTGTCGCTAGGAATTATCCTATCCGCCTGTGCGCAATACGTCTCGGACAACATGAAGTGGTCTGGATTACCAGATTCCCAAGAGTAGTAAGACTTCTCAGGATTGTTTTCATTCTCAATCAAAATCCTCGTGGAAGCTCCCATCTGAGAACGATAACGCCCGCTCACGAGAACAGAGGACCCCTCAGGATTCATTATCATCAAGGAGTCAAATTGTGTCTTCAAATAATCAATAGATGACGTCCTGTCCTGCTTCACTATCTGATCTTCTCGATTGACGTTGAAATCGAGGAGTCCATGCTGGAACCTCGAAGCATAGACGTTCTTGAACTCATCGCGGAGAGAAGCTATGGAGTGTATCTCCGGATCAGCATCAATCACACACACCTTCGGCTGCCACTCCTTCAAGAGTTCTTTGAGAATACCAAAGGAAGGGATCTCCGTGGCCAGGACGAGTCTCCTCCTAATGCAGTTCTGATTGTCCTTGATGCGTTCTCGTATCGTCACAGTAAGAACACCGCCTACATCAACCCCCATGAACAAGGGTCCCTTGATGTCTGTCTTCTCAATGGGATACCGATAAGGTACCTCAACTTTATTCAAGACCCCATCGGAGAATCGAGCACCTTCTGAGGAATATGGCAATCCCAATCGCTGATTGATGAAGAACTGACGTTTCTGAGCATCGAAAAAAACCTCTATCCATTCATTAGCAAGCTCCCTCAAAGACACATAGGGGGTGATCACCGAGGGGATGAGTCTCCCTACCCACTCCTTATCCAAGAACTCCTCCACAAACTCACCCTTCTGAAATCTGTTGACCTTCTTCCCACACTTGGCACAGATCAACGCCGGTTCATCCGAATTACTACACTCTCTATCATAGAGTTCATAATTCTGAGGGCCTGTCTGCCGCATGACATTCTCAAAGAATCCAGGAACGAAGTAATACCCGCAGTGCTCACACTTTATAAACCAACGTCCCTTCGTGGACGACTGTATCCTCTTATTTATTCCAAACCCCTCAATCGTAGGCGTCGAGATCTCCCTGTGAGCCTTGTATGACGAGTGAATCAAACGATCAGGAGCCATGAGAAGATTCTTCTGATTGCAACGATCCTTCTCATCAACATATATAGAGTCCATCGGCTTCTCGATGAACTCGTCCTCGACATTTGACCCCACATAAGCTATCTGGCCCTTCCCGAAGTGCTTGAGAGCAACACGAGACGTCCCGGCGGCATCATCTATCATGCGCTGGTAGGCTGCTACGCGCCGAATCACAGGATCAATCCGTGAACTCACAAAGTGATCTCGGCCCTTGTACTTGGGAAGAACATACATGACGAGGAGTCCCAGTTCTCCTGCTTCATAGAAAGAACTCAATATGAACAACTCAGTGAGTCCTCGCTGAGCGGGCTTCTCAACAACGAACTTCTTGAACTTCAAGAAGTCACGATAGAGAGCAATCAAGTACGGAACATTCTTGAAGGACATGCGCTCTCCATGGATGTTCCTATGGTACTGGAGGGCCCAGTACAAGAGAGGAGCTTCCTTCTTGAACTGCTCCTTGAGATCCATCTCTTTCAAGTGTATCTGGTCAGCTAAGTTCTTGATAGGATCTTCAGACATCGGGACTGTCTTCCGCCGTCACTTCATCAACTGTTGAGGCTTCCTTGAGCTGCTCTTCCGCAACCTTCGCCAACTGTCCCGGGGGGAGGAACTTGGAGAAGTACTCCTCAAGTCCCCTCCAAATCATAGGCACACCTTGTAACCGCGTCTCGTTCTTCAAGATGTGGTTGCGTGCGAAGATCCAGGCTTCAATTGCAATGTTGAGGCCAAAGACTCTCACGACACTCCTGCCTATGTCAAAACTAGTCCTATCTATCTTTCCATACCTGAGCTGAAAGACAGAAGAAACAATCTTGCCTGCTACTTCCATGGGCAAGGGATCTTCGGGAGGCAAACTGTTCACCTTCTTGAAGTCCCCAGTCGCCTTCTGTATCTCCTCAAAGATACTCCGAGACAACGAGTAGAGAGGCTGGAGTATCTCTTCAACCGCCTTCTGGACCTTCTTGAAGCGCTTCTCGGCTTGAACTTCCTGTCTCTTCTTGTTGGACATCTTGTCCTACCTTTCTCATGGACGCTCCCTTGACTACCTGCTCAAGCAAGGATATCTCATCCAGTCGTTCTCTTAACTGATCAACATCAATAGAAGCCTCCACCTTGGTAACAGCCTTCTCCCCCGCAGAACTTGATGAGGACTCCGCGGTGACCCTCAAGTTGAAGTTTCCATCAATGTCCATCCCCAAGATCTTCATAATCATCTTCCCCATCGCATCAAAGTTCTTGTCTGTCACAGGGAGGTCGAGCATCTCATACAACTTCTGGAAACATCTCTCTTCCAAGAGCTTCATGCGCTCCATGACCAAGAGGTTGTGCTTCTTCCTTATGATGATGTAATATCTGAGAATCTTAGGGTTTCTCTTCCACGCCTCTATAGTAGAAGAAGCTACATGAAAGATGTCTGCCCACTGCTTGTTTGATCGAAACTCCGTTGCCCAACGGAAGGCGAAGTTCTTGTACTTCTCGGGAAGGAGAGGTAGTTGTGGATCACTCTGCGAGTAAACCTCTGCAAAGATCTTAGACATCCTCTCACGAAAGACAGTCACGGACTCCTTGATAGCAGAACCGTCATCCTTGTCAGGCTCTGGGGGGGTGTCCAAAATAGTCAAATCTTTGAATTCTTGATTGTTTTCTCTAAGATCATCATCCATCTACACGTCCTGGAGTTCAAGTAATTTCAAAAAGCGCTTCACCTTGGCTGGGGAGAGATGAATGCGCCCCTCTTGTACAACATCATCAACCGTCACAGAAACAACTAACTCAGAAGGAAGAACAACATCACCTGCGTCCTTCGTCAAGGACTTCCGCACCGTGATCTCTATCTCTCCTCGAAGATCTATCGTCCGTGGAGGCTTCTCAATCGAAGAGGAAGCGGGGTCTAAGACGTAATCATCAAACTCTTCTTCGTGACTCATCCTCACCTCCCAAAAGAATAGAAGTAGGTCGCATGGAGGAATCTCCCGGTGATTTCTTCCCTTTCGGGCTTTGTCCCGAGAGACATGCGAAGAGGGTGCTTCTGTTCCAGCATACAACACCATTCACCTGGAACACCCCACGGACACTACTTCTACTCAAACACACTACTTCTACTCAAACGCTCGAAGACGTCCCACTCCAGAATCACAACGGGCTTCTTGAAGGACTTCCTCTTGTGAACCACAATCCAGTCAGTACTGTCTACTTTGTTACTCTGAGCCTGCCTGATAGCATCCACCAAAGAAAGAGACTCCGTAGACTTGCTCTCGATAGAAAAGGGGAACCTCAAGAGAGCTTCACCTCTCAAAATGATATCCACTCCAGATTGCCCCATCTCTCGAGAATGGATCAAGCACTGATCATCAGACTGATCATAAGGAACACCTATTATCTGAGAGATCCTTCTACATATCCACTGCTGAAGATCTCTCCCCTTCCCCTTCGCACTACTCGTCTTGATAGGTTTCAGAGCACGTACTAACTTTTTCTTCGCGGAATCATAAGCAGGAGATTCCCCTATATAAGAAGGAAGGTTATTAAGAAGAGCTCGAATTTCCTTGCCTTCAAACGACACGGTCATGACTTCTCCCTTCAAGAAACATCTCGGAGAACATGTTTATACCCAGGAAGGCAAAGTAGTTCATAGCCCTGGACTCCTTGCTACCCTTACCTCTAAGGGCTACAATAGCTTCGACAGGGGAATCCTTTTCTGCAACCCTACTCAGAAAAGACAACCACGTCTTGTAGAGGAGATTCCTATCAACACGAAACTCATCCATCATCCGTATCTTCGCGGTCTCACGGTCTTGATGGCAGATTCTATTTCTTCCCACTTTGCCCTCACGCGATCTCGGAGTTCTTCCTGCTTGGAGTTGTTCTCTATCCACGTTATCAAGTCCTCTCTCTTCATTGCAACTCCGAACGTCTTCTCGAAGTCTTCTCGCATCTCCACATCTTTGACGATCCACTCAGTTAGACCTTTGACTCCAGCAAGATTAGTATACGTTTTTTTGGCTTCTCTGTAAAGATCTTCCTTGCCCTTCGACTTGATGAATTCAACAAGAACTTTCGGAGTAATCTCCTCTCCAGGAGACCAACGAAGAGCTGCAGAGGAAGAAGACAACTCACCTGTCTCGGTACGAAGATCAAACAAGAAGTCCACGTTGGACCCTACGTTGTCAAGTCCATAGTCGAAGATGAGAGGAAAGTAACAAGAACGAAAGGGCCGAGGCGTCTTGGACTTCTTCGTCTTGGCCTTGACCACCTCTCCCACGGGCCTCCCTTTCTTGATGATATTATGGGCTTTGTAAAGCCACAAGCAAGTGTGCGCATAGAAGTTGAGAGCTTTACCCCCCGCTCGCGTCTGCGTGTTGAACATCGAACCGATATCATCACGAGTCTGGGAAATGACCACCAAGAGAATGTTCTTCTGCTCGACAAGACCCGTGAGGTTCTTGAAGAACTCCTGTGAGAGGAACTTGGCGGATTCCATCTGGTAAGAGCCCTGCTCAAACTTCTTGTCCTTCTGGTACGCCGAGAATCTCTTGTCACCTCGCTCCTGAATCTGTCTTGACGAAAGACCATCGAGGGTGTCGAGGATATAAATCCCCTTCTCATCCGCCTTGAGAGATTCCGCAAACTCCCGGACATGACAATACCACTCCTCCACCGTCTCAGACTTCACACGATCTTCTTCATCAGGCAAGACCTTGAATCCATAGAGCTGCTCGGTATCAAAGGTGAACCCAGACTCGGCATCATCGTACACCCACTTCAGCTTGTCCTTGAAACAGTGGTACGCCGCAGCCACGAGCTCACAAGCCAAGAACGTCTTCCCTGAGGAGGAGTCACCCACTAAGTTGATGATCCTTCCTATAGGATAGCCATACCGGAGTCCTCCACCAACAACGAGGTCAAGGAGATCACAACCCGTGGAAAACGATCCTCTCTCCTTCTCTTGCATCAACATCATGATAACGGGATCCTCCTGTTCTTCTCAACCGCTGCAAGATAAGAAGACTCACGAACATATATCTTCTTCACGGCGTCGCACCGCATGACTTCTAGACGCCACTTCTTGATGCGAATGTACACCGAGCTCAAATTCACCTTGTACTTCACAGCAAGAGCACCCACAGAGATCCATCCCGGAGGAGGCTGCACGGCTTCTTGCATGATGTACTCTCCAAGAAGTCGACGATCGAACCACCAGTGGTAGCCATCGGGGTGCTTGGACATGAACCCCATCCTGAGTCCTTGATAGTAGAGCATGGTGGAAGAAATACTCTTCCCCATCCTCTTGCAATATCTGAGGGCCTCGGAGGTAGTCAGGTGATCCTTGAGATCTAAGTTGTCCTTCACTCCTTCTCCTTCTTAATCTTGCGATAGGCGTCCTCGCACTTGTCCCAGACTTTGCACCTGGCACACTCCTTCTTGCGGTCCCAGTCCTCCCCGAAGACGTAATCAAAAGGGCACACATCCTCTCTCCGCGGGTCTTCTGATTTCTTCTCATCATCCCCATCACGATGACGGCGGTGCTCAGAGTCGTCCTCTTCCCGATCTCTCCGGGAGAGCCTCTCATCTCTGTCAGTGTCACGAGAAGAAGAGCGAGAACGAGTCTCTTCATCGCCATCACCCTGACCATAGAGAGCTGCTTGCATCTCGTCATAAGTCATGACCTTCATGATCTCGTCCAACGAGATGCTCCTCTTCTCAATCAAGTTGTCGAGTTCTTTGGCAGTGATGTCATCCTCGCGGTCCTCAAAGGAGAAGGACTTGAACTCCAGGAACTCCACTCTCTCGATGGACGTAGTAGCACCGCGGAAGCGCACGATCTTTCCTCTCTCGATTCCGGCGTAGTCCACCATGCCACGCTCTCCACCGGCAGCGATGGCTTCTTCTACCAACTCCTTCTCGAAGAGGTAGTGAGAAGTAGAAAAGATCATGAGCCCTTTCTCGACGTCTCGGGCGTCAAGAACATTGTATATCACGCGGCGGCTGGGTTTGAGAGCCTTGTACTCCTTCTCCATTCCCTTCGCCTTGTACTCCTCGGCCTGCTCGCAAACAGGACACGCCTTCAAGTAGTTCTTCTTCAGACAGACCATGTCCATTTCACCTGCTCCCACCCTCTGGTGGACCCAGACGTCCATGACACAATCAATCTCTCCTATCTCATACTTGCCCTGCGCCACCATGGGGTGCTTCTTGGTCTTGATGGTGTAAGGGACGATGATGATCCTGTTCGTTGCCTCGCGTGGCTTGTAGAACTTGGTGTCTGTGGGGAAGTTAAAGATCTGCCCTCCTCCACCGGAGTCCTTGGTCTTCTGAGCCTCAGCGTACCTCTTTTGCAAACCACTTCTTCTCGTCTCACTCATGATTCTTTCTCCTCTCCTAACCTATGTAATTTCTTGCGTGCATCTTCCTGTGCCGCATCTCTTCCTGTTCTCACGTGGCCTGTGTCGATCATGTAGTAGCCCTTAGACCACAAGACGGTCAAGTTGTCCAGCATGGACTTCCTGTGCCCCAAAGAACCCACCACAGCATCAGCCCGAAGTCTGTTCTTCTTGGCCTCCCTCAGTTTGTCCTTAGCCGCAATGACTCGATCGTGAGCTTCAACCAAGGCCTTGATAGAAGCGTCAGTCACCTTCACGTCATCGGGAGGATCACGACGAAAAGATAACTCCACTTCTGCTTTGATCTTCGCCAGGAAGTCCTCAGCCTCACTCTCACTATCCTTCGCCGCAGCTTGGATCTCAGAATAGTACAAATACAAGGACGACTGACTCTCACACTCTTCATCAAGCTTGTACTTGTTGATCCTACAGTCCCTTCTTGCACTGTCCAAAGAATCAACTACCTGCTTGTCACTTTCATCCATACTCTATCCTTTCATATTGTTATTGGTCTTCATACCACTGAGTTCATAAACTTTTGTACCCCTCAAAGGCTGTCCAGACGTCGTTCATGTACGAAGAGTGACTCGGAGAATACTCTGCGAAGAACGACTGGTAGGACTCAAAAGACTTCCCTCCCTTGTAGTACATACTAGGGAAGTACTCCCCTGCAACATAGGCTGCGGCTATCCACCTCAGGTCACCATTGAACTCCGCACTGAGCACCAGATAGAGACGAAACCAGCCCTCCGTCATCATCTCAATATCATTCTCCCAACCCTGACAATAACGAGAGCCAAACAAGGACTTCGCCGTGAATGGCATGAACTGGTACAACCCCACCGCTCCCACCGAGGACACAGCAGAAGGAACAAACCAGCTCTCGCACCTCATGAAAGCCATGGGCAACCAGGGATCCACCATGTACTGCTCAGAGTACCTGAATATGGCGCGGAGGAGTCTGTCTATCTGGTCGTTAGTCAGACGCTTCTCCTTGGGTATACTGTTCTTGTGCTCGTCATAGAAGTCAAGGATAGACTTCTTGCCCTTGAGATAAAAGATCTCCATCCTCTGAGAATAAGAAGGAGACTCCTTCCTGACCAAGGCACTGATAGTGTACAATCCTTCCCTCTGCTCTTTGAGAACGCCACTGTTGTACTGGAGCAACTGCATCACAGCATAGACTGCCGCTCCTGCAATAAGCATCGCCAGGAACAACAAAAGAATGATCTGGAAGTTCTTCTTCTTGATCATTCCATCACGGTAGCGAACCCTATCCTGCGTCGTCTTAAGAAGTAACGACAACTGGGCGGCGTCCATCTCCGACTTTGAGTATTCAAGAAGATCACTTGAAGAAGGGCCCCTCCCTTGAAGAGATCTCGGTTCTTCCATACTACACTATCCTCCTATAGTCATTGCATTGTAACAAGCCAGAGACACACCGGCTTTCCCTGAGTCGTAGAACGGCTGGGAGAAGACATCAATAACAAGGGCTGCACGATTGTTCACCTTGCCTTGCAACAAGGCAGAAGTAAAGTATCCAAGGATCTGGTGTCGCAAGGCCTCCCAGTCAGAAGATTCCTCGAACACTTTCTTCAACTTGTCGCATACGTCTCCCCAAGTACCATCTTTCTTGATCATGGCTCGACAGAGCTCCAAGACATACTCACTCCCTTCCTCGGAAGTAGCAGACCCTGATCTCAAGATCTTCAAAGCAGCGTCAAGTTCGAGAAACATGACCTTCTCCATGGCTACCAGCGCCATGCGAGGCGATCCTTGACTCACATCTATTATCTCTTCAATCACGGAATCAACTAGTTCAACCTTCTCCTCTTTGCCCACGCGCTTGAGGAGGACAGAGATGTATCTCGACTCAAGAGAAGAAAAGAGGACTTCTGTACATCTCGATCTCAAAGGCTTGATCAACTTCTCAGGATTCGTGGTGCACAGAAAAAAGTAGCAGTGACTGGGAGTGTCTTCAAGAGGCTTCAACATGGCGTTCTGAAAGTCCTTTGAAGTCATGTGAACTTCGTCTATGATCCACACCCAATACTTCCCATCAAAGGGATACGCACGCATCTGATCAATGATCTTCCTCGCCGTCTCGATACCCCTGTTGTTGGCGGAGTTCACCTCAATCAGCGAGAGATCCTCCACACCCAGTCTCTTGGCGAAGATTCTAGCGGCGGTCGTCTTTCCACACCCCGCGGGACCCGTGAAGAGATAGACGTGAGGTCTCTCCTCATTCTTCAAGGTGTCATCCAACATCTGGACAGTCTCACGATTGCCCAGGAGTTCATCGAAGTCCTTAGGTCGATACTTCTGATACAACGACATTACTTCCTCCTATTCTTACTAATTCTCTTCGGAATCTCTATGAGGATCTCCAGGTAGTCAATAGACCTTGTACTATCCGCAAGGAGAGCTTTGTTCCTCTTCGTGTAATCCCATATTCTACGAAGAAAGAAGCGAGCCAATGAGTACATCACATAATTCCATATTCTCGATACAACAAATAGACTATAGTGATAGCTCATGTCTTCTCCTCCACAATCCTCGACACCCACAAGGGCTCTCCCTCTACTTCGAGAAAGAAGACCACGCGCGTCAGCTTGATGCTCTTAGTAATATTCGTATTCATCAACTGCACCTTGTCTACATACTCCAAGGCCTTCTTAGAAAGCTCCTCCTTCATCTCAAGACCAAACCGATTGAGAGAAGCATCAAGGGGGATCTCCTTACCATTCTTATCTATCATCAACGGACTCCCATATGTTATCAACAGCAATCTTCTGCTTCTCAGTCACATGATGATTCTTGTCGATCCAGTCGCGGATTCCCTGGAGAGTATCGTCGGCGAAGGAGTACTTCTCATCGAGAAGCATCTCATCACACTTGTCCAAATACTCCAACCAGTCAGATTCACTACTGTCATGCTCTTCCCGAGCATCCTCAAGACGACGAAGTCTCTTCATACTTCCAAGGATCTCCTCCAAGCATCGGACTTTCTCTTCAACTCATCAAGAACATCATGAACGTCTTCGTCCTCATCAACATCTGCTACGAGTTCAACACGAATGTTCTCGTAATTCCCTGTGTTGTAGGTCTTGAAAAAAATAACCTGCTTGATTCGCATATCATTCCCCCGCCTTCAACGTCCCGCAACTCTCCATCTCGGCCCAACTCCCGTCAACAGCCGAGCGCTCTTTCTCAACGGTGAGCGGAACTATGATCCAAGGCCAGAACTCTCGGACCTTCTTCGTACCGTAGTCGTACACGAGGCGATCAAACAACTTCTCGTCGTCGGGATGCACGTCCGCAACAATAGAATCATGAATCTGCCCTATTACAAAAGATCTATCAAGATGTTGGGTAGCCTCGGACACCTTGACAAACGTCCAGAGGAGGATATGAAACGCGCTTCCCTGGACCCTGTAGTTGATCACCTCGTTCCTCTTCATGGGACCCCAACATCGAAAGTCCGTGTACATGTCGATATAACCGCACTTCTCGTAATCCACAACCGTTTGCTTCTTCCATGCGGCGTACACCTTGAATCGCTCTCCCCAAAATCTCCTATCACACTTCTCAACATGGGACTCGAAGTCGTCAAAATCTCGGACGCCCTTCTCACGTAGCCATCCCCGGGTCTCCTCGGACATCCTCTTCCACATATCTGGAGCAGTCTGCTCGTAGAAGGAACCATAGAAGGAAGGAAACACGAAACCATTCTTGGCGAGGTACCTCTCTTGCTTTGACACCTTCTCCTTGTCCTTCTTGAAGATCTCAGCAGCCATGTCACGATGCATGTCGGCGTTGGGGTCCTCGATGTACCGGATGAGATTGGGATCCTTGTTGTAGCAAGCCGCTGTGCACACTTCAGTCTGCTTGAAGTCATACTCCACGAGGCGATTTCCTCTCCTGGGAACAATCAACGAACGTATGACGTGCTTGATCTTCTCGTCTCTCTTTGGAACGTTCTGGAAGTTCGGACTACTTGAAGAAGATCGAAACGTATCGACGTTACCCAAGCCGAAGAAGGGGTGGATGTATCCTCGAACCATCTCTCTCTCATACTGTCCCAAGTATGTCTTCCGAGCCTTACTCCATCGCCGAAACTCGAGGACTTCCTTGGCGAGCGGGACATCAAGACCTTCAAGAGCCTTCTCGTCCACAGACCTCTTGCCTCCAGATGTCCGTGCCCTGGATCTCACTTCGAGGATGTCAAAGAGAAGATGTGCCAACTGATCTGGAGAACCTACGTTGAACTTATTCTTGCCATCCCATCTCTTCACCTCGGGGCTATCATAAATCCTCTCTTCTATGCAGCGGATCCTCCTATCAATAGAGGCGCGCACCTCTTCCAATTTCTCCCTTTCAACACGGACACCATTGTTCTGTGCCCTTGCAAGCCACTGACTTGACTCAAAGAAGAATCTCGCTCCGGTCAGGAGTCGCTTCTTTGAGTCAAACTCCTTCCTTTGGATCACAAACAACTCCCTAGTAAAAAAAGAGTCCTCCCCGTTGTAAAGCAAGACCTTCCCCATGGGAGCTTCCTCTATTCTATTAAAAGCGTTAGCAGAGTCTGCATCCTCCCCAGGAGATGCGGTCGTAATGTATGGATCAACGTCTTCATCATAACCTAGGACCCCTAGATTTTTGTAGACCTGAAACTTCAAACCGACGTTCTTTCTATTGTTGAGACAATGAGCCGCGAGCATAGTGTCCCACCTCGGCCCCGAAATCTTCTTCCCTAGGCAGTACAAAGACCACATTTCCTCGAAAGACATGTTGTGACAAATCTTGCCTATGTCAGAGTCAAGAAATCTTCCCCAAGCTTCCTTGACTTTATCATCTGAGAACGAAAAAGCCTTGGTATCATGTCCGTCACAGAAAGATACAGACACAATCCTATGTCCTTCTCTGTGAGGTTTCTTCCCTGTGGTTTCATAATCAAAAGCAACCCAGGAGGGACTCCTCATCAAGAGATCCTCTATCCAAGCAACAGCTAAATCTGGGTCCTCCGTGATGTCAACTTTACTTCTCTTGTATGAAGGGAAATCAGCAGAAACAACAGATAGCACTGCACGTAACTGCTTCTTATACTGTGCTTCGAGAACCTTGTCGCCCCCCAAACGTACAAGATATGAAGGATGATAGACGGGACAAATCCACATTCCCAACTCCTGGTCAGGAATGACCTCTCCCACCCAATTAGAATACTTGATCTTCTTGATCCTTCCCACCATGCGAGGACCCATGTAGGCATCAAAGGCAGATTCACCTACGAGGAGAACTGCCTTGGGCTTGTACATCTCAATCGTGTTGAGAAGATTTCTTCTACAGATCCGCAGTTCCTTAGGACTTGGACTTCTATTCTTGGGAGGTCTACAAATCAACGCATTGGTCTTCCAGAAGTCCTTATCAAGATCAAGGTCAAGTTCTGACAAGATGTCACGAAAATACTGTCCTGTCTTCCCTACAAGCTGAGTACCTTTCCTGTCCTCGGTCTCTCCTGGGGCCTCGGCCACAACCAAAATCTCCTTGTCCCCACGACCACTAGGCTGCATCTTCGGAGATTCACAAGTCTTGTAGAGCCCACAATTCTCACAAGTCTCAACCTTCGTAGAACGCGAGGAAGAGGACCTCCCCCGAGTTGGAGCAACACCTCTTCTTTCCCGCTCGGACTGCTTCTCGGCCTTTGTCTTCATAGCATAGAGGCCGACATTCATCTCTTCAAAGAAACCACCCTTCACTACTTTGTGTCCTCAATGGTGTAGGCTGCTAAGAAGCACTTGGAGTTGGGACCTACAAACACGAGTCGACGAAATCCTTGATATTCCTTCAAATAGATCTCCTTCGACCTCTCTAGAGCGTACACAGTAGAGGAGGACTCCAAGGTCACCTGGATAGGCGTGTCCATGCCCTTGGGAGGATCCTTCCACTCAATCTTCTCGAAGTACTTCCCGATGGCTCTCTGGGACTCACACTCAATGCCTTCCTTCGAGAAAGTAATCTTGAGCAACTCCATCCCACCATACTCAATAGAGAGCACGTTTGCCCTTCCTATCATCTGCTTGAAGGAGGAGGGGAGGACTCCTTGAGGATCTTCCTCTACCTTCTCCATCGCAACGACGGTACTCAAGATCTTGTCAAAAGGGTAGTCTGTGTCCATCTTCTTTCTTCCTGACACGATGGTCCCGTCAGGGAGCTTGAGAAAGAGACGCGTCTGCGAGTGCGCCACCGCAGTCATGTTATCAAACTTGAGGAGCTCCGTCACGACCTTCTCTTCAATCAAGAAGTCTCCCATGGGATCCTTCATCACGAAGAAGTTGAGCCTCTTGGAATCGACGGAGAGGACAGTCTTGTCCTTAACACGAACACCTTCAAGAGCATACTCTCTCAAACCGAGAAGACAGAAGTTAAGGGCTGCACGAAAGTCCTCCGACACAGGCTCCCAGGAAAGAGCCTCCATGTCCATCTTCTCCACTTGCTTGAGAACAGCATCCTCTTGGTAGGCGAAGGTAGCCTTGGATCTACCACACATGATGTCCACTCCGGCCTCTGTGACCTCTATGTCCACCGTGTCCTCAGTGTACTTGGTCAACAGCGAATAGAACTCGGCTGCGCGGATGGACCCCTTGAGAAACTTAAACGTCTCTCCCAAGAAGATAGACACAGCTACGAAGTCCTTGAAGGCATGGACGTAGCCCTCCTTGAAGGAAAACGAGTTGTTCTGGAATTCCCCTCTCTCAGCCCCTATCATCGACGTCTGCAATTTCTCCAGAAGCGCTTTTCGATCCACTTGCATTCCGATCTCCTCTCTCATATTCTTCTTTCTTCTTCATGAAATTATCAAGTTCTGACTTGTAAAAGTACGACTTCAAGATGTGTAAATCTTTGATCTTGTCTTCTATCTTCTTGAGATAATCCTCATTCAAGTTGTAGAATCCAGCATAGAAAATAATCATGACAACCCCATCGACTTCAAGATCTCCGAGCCATCACAGAAAGAAGGACCGCGGAGAGCCGCTTCCTTCTGCTTACTCCTCTCTTCTACTAACTTGACGACAGCATCAAAGACATAGCACTGCATCTTCATCTGCTCACTTTTGTTCAAAGTCGCAGGGAAGGGGAGGGCTTGGAGAGTCCCAACGGGTTCCCACATGTCTTGAGATATACGATGCAACTCATCCAAGGAAAACTCTCCAAGAATCAAATCAACACGAACCATCAAAGGCTTGAGGAGCTCCGCCAACAAAATATTCCTCTCAAGTTTATTGTCTCCCACGGGTTCCTCCATCATGTAAAATTGAATCCTTGAGCCAAGAACTCCTTGCCCTTGTAGCGTCGGTGAGGAAAAGGCTCAAGCCTGGACAAAAATTCTTCAAAGAAGAGGATATTGATCACCTCCCTCTGGCGATGGGAGTTACTAAGCCCTTCTTCAACAACTTTCTCCATACCATTCTCAGAAATAGACTTCCCCCATGAAAATCCTCGCATGGACACATACTCCATGACCTTCTCTTTCTCCTGAGTAGATAGCGTGGAGAAACGCCTCATCACGATCTCTCTCATCGTTCCGCGAAGAGTGATCTTCGTGGCCAAGGGCGTCCTGTCATACATGAACTCTCCCTTGGCGTTCCAGCGAGGAACGAGGATCCCTCCATATCCTGCACAGAGACGCCAGGTCATGGAATCACAGGAGAACCACGGGTACCTGTAGAGCATCTCAACTGAGGTCACTGCGAATCCATGCGTCTTGACCAACGGATACCCCGCGTCGTCTGTCGTGTGCATCATGCACTCATCAAGCCAGCGGACCTTGCTTCTGTGCACCGAGTCGTTGGCGGGGGAGAGTCCTATGTAGGGAATCTCCTTGACCATCTTCTTCAACCACTTCCAGTCTTCATGTTGGTGGAAGACGTGAATCAACTTGTCCTTCTCGATGCCCTTGGAAAGCATGTACTCGTAGTTCGCGTAGCCCTTGCGGGCGGACTCCTCAAACTCGTCCCGAGATGGCTTGCGACCAAACTCTCCAGGAATGGAATCCAGATTGACGTAGTAGGAGAACTTGTCCCTGTTCTTCTTGATGTACTCCACATACTCGTCAAGATCAACAGCGTCCTTCTGCGTCCACGCCGAGAATGCTCCACTATCAAGGAGCATCGAGAAGTTCATATCTTGCTCCCCACATGAATCTTCGTCGTGATTCCTCCTCGAATAGCCACCTCAATGTCCACGGACAAATCATCAGGACCAACAACACTATGAAAATCTTGATAAATCTTCGCCGCAAGGTGCTCATGAGAGATAGGAAGTTCCCGATAGTCCAAGAGATAAAACTTCAACGCCTTGAGCTCCGGGACACTCTTGCGAGGTACATATCTGATGCGAAGCTTGTTGATGTCTGGCAAGAACGTCACAGGACACAAAGAAATCAACTCGTCCGTGGCGTACTCAACAACCTCTGCCACAAGTCCCACATAAGGGATCAACACAAGATGAAAGTGAGGAAGTACGACGTCCATGGAGTCCTGCACTCTCTGCCTATAGATTGCCTCCGTAGCGTTCTCCATCGTAGTGAGAGGCTTCCACTTCCTAACATCATCCATCGTCACCATCCATAACCTCCTTGTAGTATCTGCATGTCCTTGAGCTTGTTCTCCTCGAAACCGAAGTAGTTCAACCAGTCCAGGAGTCTCTTGAGCTTTCTCCGTATGTCCAGGGACTCCTGCGGTGAGCAGTAGTCGCGTATGATGCACTTGCAACCCCTCGTCTTGCCATCACACTGGAGCATGTTCCAAGCCCTCCCGAACGTCCTTGTCATGAGAATAGCTCGCTCCTTGTTGTGAAGAAACCTCAATATCTCGAAGTCGCAGGAGAAGGGTCGAAGATCGTGAATCTTGCAGCGTCCCGTGATTTTCTCGAGATACTTGCAGTGGTAATCTTTGTTCTCCTCCTGGAGATCCGAGAACACCGTGTAGTTCTTGTCGTTGATTCTTATCTGCCGAGGAGTGAGCTTCAACGCGTCTATGGCTTCCCTCTCCGAGGGGAGATAGTCCAAGGAAAATCGAGGACAGCACGCCCCGCATCCAGAAGGGCAAGTGAACTCTCGCATCAACTTGGGAGAGATCTGCAACTTCTTCGAGGGTTCAACAAGCACTCCCTTGTAATAGAAAGGACTACTTGCACAAGAAGCCACGTAAGATAACATGATCTTGTCTACAGAATCAGTGTACTGTGGCACGTGTTCTCCTTAAAAGGGCGTTCCTTCGAGATCTGGGTCACCTGCGTCCGACGCCATCTCCTTGGTGACGCGACGCGGCGTCTCGTTGGTTTCTTCCTCTTGCATCTCTCGTTCAAGGACGTCTTCGTAGTTGGTGTTGTCGAATCCCTGGAGAGCTTCCTTGCGCTCCGTGCACGCTCCGCACTTGCCGCAGTGGTACTCTCCTCCCTTGTAGCACGTCCAGGTGTTCCTCCCGAAGTCGATGCCGAGACCATGTCCGATGAGTCCTATGGCTCTCTTGGACAAGTAGATGTAGGGAGCCGCAATCATGATGTGCTCGTAAGTCCCCATGGCCATGGACTGACTCATGGAGGCGATAAAGTTAGGACGACAGTCGGGATAGATGGCGTGATCTCCCGAGTGAACTCCTATCAAGACACCTGTGCAACCAGAAGATGCTGCAACGGCACAGGCGATGGAAAGCATCATCCCGTTTCGAAAGGGAACAACCGTCTTCTTCTGGCTCTCGTCCTCGTAGTGCCCTTCGGGAATGTCATCACCCCCTTGGAGAAGATTTGATCGAAGCATGGGCAACAGCTGCGAGAGATCAATGACCTCATGGGGAACGCCCAAAGACTCGCAGTTCTTCTTGGCAAACTCCAGTTCTTTGAGATGCTTCTGTCCATAGAAGAAAGACAGTGCTTTCTTGATGTTCTCCTTTTCCTGGTGGAGCAAGGTGACACTATCCATTCCCCCCGACACGATAATCAACTTATCTTTCATATCTTACCTCCCTACCAATGAAAGAAATTCTGCCCTGACTTCTGGCTGGAGGAATACTCCACGCAGGGCAGATGTGATAATTTTGGATTCTTGTTGATATGCTCCCCGCATCTTCATGCAGTAATGTGTCCCTTCAACAAACACAGCCGAACCTCCTGACTGAATGCCTAAAAACAACTTGTTGGCAATATCCTCAGTCAAAGTCTCTTGAAGAACTGGGCGCTTAGCCAAAATAGAAGACAACCGAGCCAACTTTGATACACCAAGAACGCGGCCGGCGGGAATGTAGGCGAGGTTGACTGTGTACTCCACGGGGAGGAGATGATGGGGACACATCGAATAGACACGAATCCCTCGAGCTATGATCATCTCTTTACATTCCCCAGGAAATGTGGCAGAAAGAATCTTTTCTACCTGCATGTCAGTATCACGCAAGCCTCCGAAGATTTCTGCATAGGCTCGAGCAACACGAGCTGGGGTGTCTTTGAAGTTTTCATCTTGACTGTTCAAACCATAAAGAGAGGCGAGACCTTGTAGTATGAACGCCACTCCATCTTCAATCATCTGAGTTCCATCTCGTTCCATTATCGCACTCCTATCAACTTGTGGATTTGCAACGACAATCTCCACTCCAAAGGGAGCTTCTTGACTGCATCAACTGTCGCTTCAACATTCTTGTTGTCGTTGGGCTGCAAGAAAAAGTGATAAAATCCCTCACGTATGCCTATTCTTCCCAAGAGGGGTTGATAAGGCATAGCAGGAACAACGTATCTTCGCAGCTCCTCAATAGACTGCCCTGTATACACGAGTTTCAACTCGTCTCCAACGCGCTGCTTCCAGTTGAAATCCTTAGGAGAAACTGTCAACCACTCCACCTTACGATGATCAAAATGAAAGTCTCCATTCGTCTCCACATGAACACGAAAACAAGAAGAATGCAAGCATTCTACCAAGTCAAGGAGACCTTGCATCTGGAACGTAGGCTCGCCCCCAGTGATTACAACACGGTTGCAGTCGGATCTCTCGGCAAGAGTGAGGACCTCGTCCATGATCTCATCGCAACTCATCACAGTAAATGGCAAGTGAATTGTGTCGCAAAACGAACAAGTTCTATTGCACCCTGAGAAGCGAACAAATATGGCGGGGGTCCCTGTCCAATAACCTTCACCCTGGATGGAGTAGAAAATCTCGTTGATCTTAATCTTCAACTCAGGACTGGTTGCCGTCATACGTCACCACCGAACCTTCACTCTCCTCCACATCCACCTTGTAGCAGTAGGGGATCTGATCACACAACCACTTTGCAATGTTCTCCGCCGTGGGCTGCTCAACATAATCGTTGATAAAGTGATGATCAAGAACGTTGACCGTCTCCTTGATCTTCGAAAAGTCAAACACCATCCCATTCTCATCGAGACTTTCACGACGACAGTATATTGTAATTTTCCACGCATGCCCGTGAACATTCTGACACTTCGACGGATAATTGAGATCCAGTCGATGCGCTGCTGCTACAACAACCACCTTCTTCAAGTAGAACACTTCTTCACCTCTCCTTCAACAAGTTCCAACCCCATCATAGCCAATCCTATCCCGAAAAGAATACTAATCTTAGTTCTCTCCTTCTCTCTCTTCGTAGGCTGCATCATGATAGTATAGGCTTGATCTACAGTCCACTTCAAGTAGGGTTTCATATCATATTATTGGTCTAACTCCCCCAAAGTTTGAAAAATATCACCCTATCCCCAAGACGTCAGATTCAAGACGCGAATCAAGGCAGACTTGACCGAGATCCAAACACTGGAGAACAACTATCTTTCGCCCCCCTATGCGATCATCACGCTCTATCAACTGTTGTATTCTACAGACACCTTTTTCTCGCTCCTCCTTGGTCTGATTGATAGAAATCAACTTACCTACATGAGCAATCTTCCGGATGTCCTCCGCGACGTCCTTCTCACTGGCGTCCTGAGTAAAAGCGGCTCTCCCCGCCTGAGTAGCTGTGACAGTCAAAGAGTTCCTCTTCTGCGCCATCCCTCTCAACCTCTTCCAGATTTCATCCAACTGGTGCCTGTACTCACCATACATACGAGAAGGAACAATCAAGTCGGCGTAATCAACTATGATGACGTCAGGAAGGAACCCATCATAGTAGTACAAATTGTCCAGAGTGGCCTCAATACTCTCTACAGTCGCGGAGTACGCTGGAAAAGTAAATATTCTAACCTGTCCTGCACGAAACTGTCTCCGAAAGTTACTTTGAAGCTTCTTCACAGAAGAGAGATCAATCGTCTCGTAGTCGCGTTCCTCAACTCGGACCTCCCACTTGTCTTCCTCACCCTCTCTATAGAACGTAGGAAACATGACAGATCGAACCCTCTGGGTCTCTCTACGTCTCCTCGGCTGCCCAACAAGAGAGACCCAAGTACGTCTAATATACTGGTTGTGTGTCATCTCTAAGTTGATGAGGGCTACACGAAAGCCATGGTAGAGAGCCAATTGTCCTACATACCACTCCCACCACGACTTCCCTTTCTTCGGAGCAGCCAAAAAAGCAATGAGATCTCCTCTACAAAATGCGCCGAGTCCTACACTAGTACCAAGGATTCCAGGAAAGCGGAACAGTACATCTTCCTCTTCAAGAAAAGCCGATGCTACTTGAGCGGAATCATCAAGGAGAGAGACACCCTTGTCACGAGGAGTTTCTACTCTAGAAAAATTAGAAATTGCCTGCTCTCCCTTGAGAGGATTCTTCTGGAGAAGACTCTCATCAATCTGATCCTTCAAGCCTTCAAGAGCACGCAACTTCAAGTATTGAACTGCATTGTCTACAAGGAAAGGAGTATTGTCCCTCTCGGGATGGACGTCGTTGTTCTCGTAGTCCTTAGAGAGGCGAAGGAGAAACTCTGAGATGAGCTCCGTGTCATCTTCATCTCGGATTGTAGAAGCATTCTTCTTGTAGAGGTCCTGGATGTGCTTGCCTGGGGCTTCCTTGTACACTCTCCAGTATTCAAGTACCCAAGACAACACGATCTTGGCGTACGATGACTTCATGTACAAGGGCTTCAACACTAAGGAAACTTCTCTCAAGAACTTCGTAGAAGTAATAGCCTGCGTAACAATCTGTCTCTCAATACTCGCATCTATCTCTTTCACCTTCATTTATTATCTCATCCTCATCTTTCAAGCAATCTTCAAACAACGTGCCAAGGAAGTCCTCGTCCTTGGCGTCTCTCCCATCAATAATCTTGGTGAGTACCTCCTTCTTCTTGTCAAGCAATTTGATGATCTTGTTTTCAATAGTATCGTCAGCAATGAGATAATAGATATTGACACACTGGGTCTGTCCTATCCTATGACAGCGATCGCCCGCTTGGTCGAGATCAGCATTGGTCCAAGGCAACTCCAGAAAAGCAACAGATGATGCAGATGTCAACGTGATCCCCACTCCTGCAGCGACCATCTGTCCTATGAACAACTTAGTACTAGGATCATGTTGAAACTTGTTGATCCTCTTCTGTCGCTCCTCGGCAGGAGTACTCCCATCAATTCGCACACAGTGTCCCTCGAACTCGCGTTCTACATCATCCAAGACGTTGATGTGAATCCCAAATACTACAAGTTTCTGCCCTGTCGAGAGAAAATCACGTATCCACCGAAGAACAGAATTCCTCTTCGCAAGATATGCAAGCTGCTTCAATCTCTCTACTTGATTCTGAGCTTGAATACCTCTCTTTGCGATGTTCTCCTTCACCCACTCCTTGAACTTCTCTGAGGCGTCACGATAAGCCTCCATCTCAACAGCATCACACTCGAGACGAACGAGTGACTTCAACTTCTCGGGGAGGTCTTTGAGAACGTTGACCTTCTCTCTTCGAATCATCACGGGGGCAACAATCTCTCGAAGTTCATCTTGATTTGTGGCTCCCTTGAAAGTCCACCCAAACCCGTTGTACTTGGGATCACAATAGCGATGCAAGTAACTCCACTGATTAGGAAACAACGAAGGTGCAACGAGATTCAAGACAGTAAAGAACTCAGAAGGGTAGTTCTTGATAGGTGTTCCCGACAAGAACACCTTGTGAGGGACAGGCTTGGCGATATGAACAAACGACTTAGTCCTGAGAGCCTTGCTGTTAGACACATACTGAATCTCATCTCCTATAATCGTCTGGAAGGGGATCTCCATAAGGATCTCCTCCCAGTCCTTCAAGATGTCATAGTTAATGACATAGAACTTCCTCTCCTTCTTCAAACTATGAGCCTTACGCGAGGAAAAGATGTACGTATCTGTCTTCTTGATTCCCAACCACTTAAGAGCTTCTTCAATCCACACAAACTTGACTGTCGCAGGGCACACAATCAAAGCGGGGAAACTGTCTTCATGAAGATTCAAGTACCCTATAGCCTGGATAGTCTTTCCCAAGCCCATCTCATCTGCAATAATCCCAACACCAGAGCGACCTTCAAGAAAACGTACGCCTTCTTTTTGAAAGGAAAAGAGACCCTCAATCTTGGTCTCATCAATCACCACTTCCTTCTTCTCCTCTTCTTTAGATTCAAGGAGCTTAGCAGCAGCGGGAGTGAAGTCAAACCCAAAATCTTGCAAGTACCTCAAATTACTCCTCGTGACAGGAACAACCCACACTTTCCTCTCCATGTTCCACATTCTCCCCACGAGATTCACCTTGACCAGCTCCAAGACACTATAAAACGCCTTTCTATCATCTGATCGAAACTGCACGAGAAGAACAGAACCGTCATAGTCCACCATCTTAATCATAAGTGCTCCACCATCCAGCGAACTTCTCGAACTATATGATCAGGAAGTTTCGCAGGATCCTTGTCTGTCTCAAGATCAACCACGTGAGTATGCACTCCCAGGCTTCCAATGGCTGATGCATACTTCTCTGCTCTCTTCTGAGCATCGGGCTCAGAATCAAACAAGAAGACGACCTTCTTGTATGTTGTCAAGAGACGAAGCTGTTGATCCGTCAACTGAGTACCGAGTCCTGCTACAAAGTTGTCCCCCATGCGCCACACATCAAAAGGACCTTCAACAACCGCTACCCAGTCCTTCTTGCAATTATCAAGGTTGTACAAGACGTACTTAGGATTCATCACACTGCGCTCTACTGACAAGGTCTTGTAGCGAATCTTCTGCTTCTCAGTGATGTCTCTGCTAGTGAAAGAGACAACTTGTCCATGAAAAATGATGGGTATTATGATCCTAAGACGATACTCCCCCGCCAAGCCTGTCCCTCTAACTTGATACTTCCTCTCAATATAATCGGGATCAAACCCACGAGAGATCAAATATTTTCTATGATACTTCTCCAAAGACTCTCCAGGGAGGCTCACCGAACTTGATCTTGGTTCCTTCTTCTTGTTCAAAATACTATGAACAAGTGTTGCAGCCGAGTAGTCGCGAATAATACTCTCAGCTTGAGTCCAGGAAATGTGCAAGAGAGATACAATCACCTCCTCGACAGGGTGTCCTCCACACTTCCAGCATGAGTAGTACCCTCCCGAGAGATTGAATCCCCCGTGATTTGAATGATCAGAACACAAAGGACATCGTATTGCAACCCACCCGGGAGAAACGTTCTCTCCTTCCTCAAAGTAAGGAACACCATTGTCTCTAAGGAACGCCCTGGCATCAAACATGACTATACAGAAATCTCCATCACACCGCCTTCGAGTCCTGTCACCTTGATAGTATCTCCCCGACAAATCTTGTAACCAATCTGAGCAACAGGGACAACAGACCTAAGAACTACAGGGCCCACGAGAGCTTCCATCATCCAGTTGGATTCTCCCAAGATGGAAGATGCCCCTCGTATGATAGAAGGAAAGAAGGTTTCACCCGTCTTCTCACGGAGATATCGGGCAATCATCACAGAAGAACTTGTAATCTTCACCTTGTCTCTCTTGTAACAAGCATAAAGAAAACTAATCGTGTACTTGTCAAACAACTCCTCTACCCATGCCCTGTCTTTCTCATTCAAGTACACAGACATGTAGTCATCAAGAACGAAAGGCTCGGAAACTTCTTGATGTCTCATTATGAGTCCCCTCCCTAAAAAAGTTGGTAGCAATGCCACCAGTCCTTTATCTCCTCCAACGAGATGTCAACAACTTTCACCGCCCAGGAGAGCTTCTTCGTGAAGAATTCTCGAATAGAATTGAATGTGTGTCTCTTCTCGGGTAGGGAGAAGATGTAAGCAAGGATCTGCTGAGCACTATTGGACAACTCCGTCGTGATGGACTCCTGCAATTCAAGCTTCTGGAGAAACCGATCAAACACATCAGTATGTGACAACGTGTCAAGAATCGACTCATCTTGATATTCCACCTTGACGAGATCTTTGTTCTGACGATAATAGAGATCTGCGATCCCTTTCAATCTGTACCACAAGAAGGTAGTAAACTGACCTAACTTCTCATCGTACTTCAATAAAGCTTCTACAAAGATGTAGAAAGCTTCTGAGCACATCTCATCATAGTCAAGACCATTACTTCTCGCTGCCCTCCAGGCTTGGTGTAGGATCTGCCTCTTGCATCTCTTGAACTCCTGCGTCATCACTTCGGTACTTACGTTCACGTGATTCCTCCCCTTTCAAAACTACTACATGAGATTTCTTGTATCCATCACGACCTTCCCTCAATTTGACAGAAAAGAGTTTGTCTGCAATCTCTACAAGATTTTCTTCATGAGAAACAATTACAACTTGCAACTTCAATCTCTTGCTCAACTTCTTCAACATCTCACTCGCCTTGGGACGCAAGTCTCTCGAGAGAAGGCGGAAAGGCTCATCAAGTACAATGAACTTCCTCGTCCTGCCGAGGGACCAGACGGCAAGACGGAGGGCGAAGGAGCACACGTCCGAGACACCTCCTCCTGACGAGTCTTGTGGATCTATACTAACACCATTACGTAAAAAGGTCAACTGTGCCTCCGTCTTTCCTCTCTTTATCTCAAAGTTGACCTTGAAGTCGTACTCCCCGGGAAAGACTGCGTCAATAGCAAGTTGAACGATGTCTTCAAGATGAAACTTGAGAGATTCTTGCGTCTCCTTAGCTACCTGCTGGATTAGAGCTTGAGCCTTCTCCACACTTTCAAGAAGTTGCAGAGAAGACTTCTTCTTCTCAATGGTCTCTGAGATCTTCTTCTTCAAGAAAGATCTCCGCGCCTCGGCCTGGAGAAGAATGGCACTATAGTCCTCCAAGTTCCTCATGACACGGAATCCCAATCATACGAAGATTCAATCCTCGCCAAGAGAACAGCTATCCTTCTCTCTCCTTCCTTGATGTCGTCAACCAGAGACTTGATCTTGGCCTCAACCGCTGGGAGATCATCACATTGAAACTCGTCCTTCCACCTCTTCTTGATGGACTCCATGACTCCCTCGGCCTTGGACTTCTTTGCCTTCAAGGTGTCAATCTTCTCCTTGATCTTCTTGATGTCTTCAATCGCTATCACTTAGATCCTCCCACTTGATCCAAAAGTCTTTCAATCACATCTACAATAGAGGGATCCACACCCTTCATCTTGACTCGAAGGTTCTGAACGAAGTCCAATGAAACCTGAGTACCTCTCTCCAGTGTAGATATGAACGCCTCGATCCTTTCGTCACGTTCTTGCTGTCTCTTTATGTGATCGTTCGACACTGTCCCCTTGTCAGGAACAGGAACAAACTCGACCTCATCTCTGACTAGATCAATAAAGTAGAAACCTGCTTGGTAATCAACAAGATCTGCAGACTGACGCACCAGGCACCCCGGATTTACTACCTTCTGAGTACCCTTCTCCCAGAGGAAGTGCCTATGATTGTCCCCCAAGCAGATGTAGCGAGCATCTGGAAACATCTTGGCAAGATCTTCCGCAAGGACACCTTCATCAGTAGGAGGCATGTCTTTCTTGGATGCAAAAGTGAGTTGATGAAGAAATACTAACTCTCTATCATCATACCCGCAGTCGCAGTCACCTCCTAAACCACAAGCACAATCATCTGCATGCGCTGTCCTTCGCGATTCCCGGATCTCCCCAAAGTGCAATGAGACTCCGATGTCATCAAGGGGGTGCAAAGGAGTTCCTCCCATCTTTGCGATAGTCCAAATATTCCCAAAAGACGACGCCATCATGTTGTCCAAGTTGTGATAGAGAAGATCATGCTGTCCCGCAAGAATGTATATCCCTCCCCCTTCCACGTGATACTGACTCACAACTTGAAAGAAGAGATTGATAATAGAAGGATGCACGTGTGACTTGTGACAAAGATCTCCGCTCAGAGCAATTGAAGCTTTCTTCTCGTTAGCAAAACTAACAACAAACTCTAGAGCCTCTCTCTGCACTGCTAACCAGTCAGCGTCGTTCCTACAAACAGGCATGTCCTCACGTAAGTGGAGATCTGCAACTGCACAAAGACGTTCAATCAAATCTATTCCCCTTTCAACTTCCCTGTTCCATCACATAAAGGACACACGTCGGGCAAAGACTCGTACAAGTCGTGAATCTCTTTATCAACTTCCTCAACAATACGAGAAGATGTGTTGTATATAGATAGAACAAGATCTAAAGCTTTCCTCTTGTCGTCCAGATCTTGTACCATAGAAATCTTGTTCTGGACGTCATCAACAAGAGCTTCAATAGGAGAAATATCAATAGATGTCACTACCTCTTGAGCTTCTACAAACTCCTTCTTCAAGGAGTCCAACTGACCTCTCTTCCGAGAAAGTTCTCCAAGAGAAGTTGACAAAACTTCTACTTTACCAATGAGGAGCTCTACTTCCTGCATGTCAACCTTGTCACATACCTCTAGTGCTTCTCGATATTCTTCTCCAGTATCTCGCAAGGCTTGGAGGACACCATGCAAAGGAAATATCATTGATTCCATTTGCACTGCTTCATCAACAACCTCACGAGCAGCAATCAACCAAGAAAAAGAGTCGTACTCCTTCTGCAATTCAACAAGCTCCGCCTCAAGGGAATCCCGAGTAGAACGACTCTGCCTCTTCGTGGACTCCACAAGTGAGAGCACTTCATCTATAACGTCGAGGCGAACAGTCTTGTTGAGGATCCTCGCCACCTCTCCTGCCCCGTTGGACAAAAGGAAGTGAGGATCAAGCTGCTTTTGGATGTTGATATCTGTGATATTAAGAAGATCAGAAACCTCATGAGGAACATCACGACGAATAGCATCAAACTTCTCCTGGTTAACGAGATACCTGTTGATGTCCCTGTGCCGAAATCTCGTAATAGTATTGTCATCAAACGAGAGAGTGACCTGAGTGGGCTGCTTGATAGTCCCCTTGTCCGTGATGTTCCAGTGAGAAACTATTCCAAGCCCGTCTGGTTTGTTCTGCAACAACCAGTAGAAAGCACGAAGGATGGCTGTCTTGCCCTTGTCAGAAGACCCTATGATCACATTAATGCCTGAGCAGAATTCCAACACAGTGTCTTCATGAGACTGAAAGTTCTCAATATGCAGTTTGTCAATCATTACTAAGGGCCCCTTCTCCGTACAAATAATTATTGGTCTAAATATAAGAAACCTTGAAAAAAATGTCAACCGGATTTTCTATTCTTCTGCTCCCTCCTCTGAACAAACAAGACGAACGCCAACGCAAAAGGCGCTATGATGTCAATAAAGACAGCAGGAAACACAGACAACCAAAACTCAACATGGATAGGACTCGCTCCCAAGACAGTGCCTATCCACACATAAAAAGATTGATGCACAACGACGGTGTCCTGAGTTAGCCCTTCCTTTGTTTCTCCCTCCAAAGAAGAACGAACCTTCTCTCTAATCACAGACAACTGCTCGTTGAGCTTCTGCACCTCACGGTCCACAACAGCGATCCGCCAGGTCAAATCGTTGAAAATCTTCCTGTCCTCCTGCTGCTTCTCCAAGGTGTCAAACTGGGAGAGGAGCTTCTGATACGACGTCCGCTGCTCCATCTTATCATCGATCTGCTTCTGGAGATTCTCCTCCTCAGCCTGGTAGGACTCATACAGAGCCCGCTTATACGTCATCTGGCTCCCCTTCGCCGTGGCGACTACCTCGTTGTGGATCCTCTGATTGTACTGCCCCGCCACGGTGCTCACCATGGAGAAGACGAGAACGACCGCCCAGAGTATCAAGAACACCGAAGCGAGGATCCTCTGTCGGGATCGACCAAGGAGAATCACGATCTCAAATGCCATGCAGGAGAAGAGAACCATGACAGAACTCAACACGATAGCGAGGAGGGGAGGAAGGAAATCCATCAACCAAATCGCAGTATAGTAGATAGATAGAGACACGGCGCCCACAACAATCACAGTCATCACCACTCTCAAGACGATGAGCATCCACCCCAAGGTGACGATATCACCAACAACCTCCTTCTTCTTATCTTCTACCGGGGGAGAATCAAGCAGTCTGCTTCCCTGCACAGGAGGAACTTGAGGCGTTTCTTGCTCGGACTTCTTCACAGGAGAGGACTCAATCATCTTGTACCTGGAGTAGTTCTTCTTGAGAAAACCTTCGTGAACGAGTAGCCTATAGATGTCGAGCATCTTGTACTCCGAAGTAGAAAACCTCTCCGCGGCTTCCTTGATAGTGGGCAACTTCTTGTACTGATTAAAGTAGTTTCTCAAGAAGATCTTCACATCGTCAATCACAAGAACCCCTACAGACTGCGCACTGCTCACTCTCTCTCCTCCTTCTTGGTCTTAGAATCCATGTAAGTAGGATTCTTGACGCGCTTCTCTATCATCCTGAGAGCAAGAGTGTCGTCCTTGTCAAGACCTCTCTTCCACTTGTTCTTCAACTTCCACCATGCAATGGCTGAGCGCACCCTCTCAAGATCTTCATGACTCGTGGCGTTCAAGGACAACCTTGCCACAACAAGTTTAACAAACTCCTCCTCCCTGAGTCTCTCTTTCTCCTTGACCTTCTTGATCCAGTGAAGGGTAGGCATCAGCTCCAAGTAGTGCCTTCTCTCATTGCGGTTGTGCAAGTAATACTCGCAATCAGCTTCTGATATCTCGTCGATATTGAGGAACTCACCGTCGTAGAAACGAAAAGGCACCCTATGCTTCCTCTCATGAGCAGGCTCCCAATAGTCCCATGGATAGACGGTGTCCTTGGGATTGTATCGAATGACAAGACGTCGATGGTGACGATCTCCGTCCGCAAGAATCATCCCCTCTACTTGATAGATAACACCGCGAGAGGGTGCCGAGTCGGGGCGAAAAGGATATGTCCTGTCATATATTTCGCTAAAGTAGAAACCAAACTTCCCCATACACACACGAGAACCCACCACAACAGATTTAGCATTCGTCTTAAGAAACTCTTCCCAGGAGGGATGTCCATCTGAGATCCAGTACTCCTGCTCGGCGTCCCTTATGAGCTCCACCTGGTCGGAAGTGAAGCCGTCCAACTTCATCAAATTGACCTTCCCGCGGAGTCGTGTTCCCAGAATCTCCGTACGATCAATGAGACCCTGCAAGGCTGCAAAGCAAAACAAGTGTGGACGGACTTCTTTGCCAAGTTGCTTCTGCAAGTACTCATCGTCCCAGTCCTTGTGTTCCTTGTAGATCTCCTCAAGGCGATCCTTAGATGGAAACAACGTCTCGGGAACCTTCACGTCAGACCAAATTCTATACAAGTTCTCACCATTCCGAATCAAGAAGTATGTCCGAAAGTTCCCCTCGTTCATACTAGCATTCACCCAAGGGTCATCCGAGTAGTGCTTGGACTCACGACGGACTCGAAAAGCGCAGACAGACTTCTCCTTGTAGAGAAACTTGTCGTAGTTCTTCGTGATCCACTCATCAAACACCCCTATGGAACGCACATCAAGTCCTCCCTCTTCCCACACTCCAGTCTCCTCGTCCATGTAGAGGAGCTGCTGATAGACGGACACGGGCAACTCCTCCGCTGCTCGCTCGCCCTGACGAAGAACTATCACCTTCTCGTTCATCCCCATGTACGTCGTCAAAGCGTAGAGAACTCTCGTCTTTCTATCAACCTCAGCTTGTAACAAGGCCAACTGGTGAAGCATCTCACTTCGCTTCAACTCAAACTCGTACTTCATCCTCTGAAGCTGATCATGAGATGAGCGAAGTTCCATCTTGTTCTGCATCTCAGAGAAAGAAATAGCTTTGTCTACTTGATTCTCAAGAGATTCAGACACTGCACCCTCAATCAAGGGCTGGTTCAAAATCAACCGATAGTCCATGTCAATGCACTCAACAAGGGGGAGGTCGAGTAGTTTCACGTGTTTCTTCACATAACCGCTATCATCAAGAACTTCCTCATACACGGGGATACTCGAGTTAGCCTTGTATTCGTGCACGTAGCGATCGAGCGCCTCGTCCCTTTCCCCTCTCTTCTTGATGAACTTGTCAGGAACATACCTCTCGGGAAACAAGACCTTCACCTTGAAGAACTTCACAGCAGTGTCTACATCAGGGGCTTCCACATCTACATAACGCCCATACTCTTTGATAAGACCAAAAGAATATCTCTTCACCCCCTCCTCCTTCCATATCTACGCTTGAACTTGCCTCGCTTATGATTGGCTATCCCACGGAACCGCTCAACTCCCTTGTCTGATGAAGAATAACCACCGACATTCCAGTGACTCCACATCTTCGCCCACATGGAAACTAACGCAAGCATGAAATTCTTTTTCATCATCTTACCGTCCCCCTTCCATCTGGTCGAGCATGGCGCGGAGTGTTCGTGCCCTACTTCTGTGTATTTCATCGATACCGGCGCTTGATGCTCCTATGCCCCATGCCAAGCTACGCACCATCTCGATGAACTCCACGGGCACTGAGACGCGGCCGGAAGGAGTGAATGTGTCATCTAATATATCAGGGCACACAACATATGTCTCATCGTCACTACCGACGGTTTCTAAATGCTCAGTTCTTGTTTTTCCGCAGTTCTTGCATATCTCATTCATCACGCGCCGCCTCCTGCTGCTTTATATAGCGTTTCAATTCTTTTTTAGTTGTTATCTTTTTAGGAAACTTTATAAAGCCCGCCTTCGTACATTCACACCCATCCCATGCACAGTCTTGGCAGATTGGCTCATGGCAATTATCGCAATAATATTCAGCTTTCGCTTCTCCGCAATTGCTACACTTCATTTCACTCGCTGCCTTTCTTTGATCGGATGATGGAAAGAATTCCTGTTGCCTCTTCCAGCATTCCGCAACAGACACTTATATCATATAAAGGGTTGTCTTTCCTTGATTCATATTCTTTTATCCGCGCCTCAACCTCCTGCTCCAGATCAATGAGGATGTGGCATTCGTTCGGTTTGCAGATTAAAAAATCTTCGCTCATTGCTTCTCTCCTTCTTTACGAGAAAGCCTCGATCTCCACCAACGTACAATCAACGGAGTTTCGTGTTTGTATCTATCACATGCCGTACTACGAGGATAATCCCACTTACCGGCAGCACATCTGTTACAAACAGAGTTGTCGCAACTATCGCACAATGGTTTTTGCGTAGTGCTGTATGTGATCATCCCCTACCCCCTGCGGCTCTTTCGGCGGCGATGGATTCATTGTGAAGTTTTACGATATGAGCACCATAACTACGTGACACCTTGTCAATGATTATTATTCCAGAGGCGTCAATTATCTGGCAACAGCGTCTCGCCTGGTCGTATTTTTTGTGCCATTTTTCTATGTATTCTTTCTTCTTACGCTCCGCCATGTCGCGCCTCAGATTTTCCCAAATAATAAGGTCCGTCAATAGAAATGCTTTGCACAAAGAGTACTTCAAATATCTCAGTTCCTTTCGGAAAATCCTTTAGTGAAAATCCATCGACTTTTTTATTAGTAAATAACCACGCCTTGTATTTGTTCTCAGACCATCCTTCTTTCTGAGTGTAAAAAACAAGCAAGCCGTCTTCTCTTCTGCGTCCAATTACATACATCTTTTTCTCGACTATAGCCATACCGTCACTCTCCCTCTTTCGCTTGGGCGCGTGTCAAAGTATATGCAGAGAACCAGTTAAGCTTCCCAAGCTCAATAATTATGCAGTGGGGACATAGAAGCCCGCCGCTCGTCTTCGTTGGTGATATATGTATCCACAGATCGTCCGGGATCAACAAGTCCATACGGAAATATCTGCCACACCGCTGGCACCGACATCCACGGCAATCATCACAGAGAAGGTCAAGGCCAGTCCTTTTGTTGACAATGCAGTGAACGCAATTCGTACTCATCCCTCACACCTCTTTCTGTTCGATGGGTTTCCAACATGTATTTGATATCGGCGTATTACCTTCTACTGTGCAATCTTTAGCGTTTCCGCAATTCTTGCACATATCCGGCTTCACGGCGGCGAGGAGAGAATGCTTTATTTTGTTGTATGCCCTTAATCGCTGTTCATACGTCTTCAAGCCCATCAAGCCACCAGCCTTTTTGAATGCAGCCCACACATTCTTTCTCTCCCGCGTCACGCGCTGGAGGTCGGCGCGGAGGGTGGTGAGTTCCTCGACAGGAATGAGCGTTGTCGGCTTGCCGATCTTCTTTTTGTCATGGAAATAATCTATGTCTTCACTCATCGGTGCGCTCCTTTGGTTGATATTGTTTACATTCAATTATCAATCTTTCAGCCTCATGTGGTAAATATTCATACCCATCTTTGGGGAAATTATGCAAAATTGTTTCTGGGTCGTACCCGCACAGTCCTATAATTTCCTTGTGCTTCTCCACACGATCAAAATCATCGTATGGCCGCCCCGTCTCTATCCTCCACAATATCGTTGCGTAATCATGCAGTGCCCACCACAAGTCACTCATCTCTCACCGCCTTTCTCGGGGACGCGCTCTGCTCATGGGCGGGACTCGGGTTCGACAATAGGCTCTGCGTTTATTATTTTTTGCGCTTTCGACTCCATTCCCTCACCCCAGCACTTTTGGCATACCGTAGTTCTATATTTGTCACGAGGTTTGTCAACATCTATTACGGTAAGGATTGCGACTGGTTTATTTGTGCAACGCGTCCATACTTGAGGAGCAAATTGAAACGCCCCAGGACTACGTTGTCCCATACATTGTTTCAAGTCTATGTCGTCTTTCATCCCCTCACTCCTTCGCCTTGGCCGCACGGCGGGCGGTGTCTTCTTCACTCAGCTTTTCCATGCAGTCCTCCTCAATCACATCTCAAGCTCTCGAGAGCTGCAGCCTTCACGATCGCTGCCTCACCCTCAACAGTGTTGTCATCATGTTCCCTCTCCTCTTCAATCGCCTTGGACTCTCGTGCTCTCACAACCTCTCGTGCTCTCGCAGACTTGATCTCCTCAACTGTCAAGTCCAGGACGACGTCAAACTCCTGGAGACACCAGGTGACAAATCTCGACCACGTCTTGTTTCCCTGCCCGAAGTTGCCGAGCCTCCACCCCTCCCATGATCGCGCAAACTCATCTATGGTGGTGAGGAACTTGTCGATCGTGGCAAACTTTTCCTTCCACGTCTGCACGTGATCCTTGACGTAGTAGTTGTACGCAACGAGGTCCTTCTCGTTCTTCTTGTACCAAGCGAGAAGAGAGGAAGCCTTCACCAGGTACTCCGATTCTCCCCACTCCTTCCTCTTGTGAGAAAGTAGAACCGACCTCTCCTCCTCAGAGAGATCAACGCAACCCTTCATCCTACCTTCTCCACGAACCAACTTTGGCTCGTTAAACACACAATAGAGGAACCACGACTTCTGCGCCCCCTTGTTGTAAAAGAAGTCGTTGATGGACTTGTTGAGAATGTCCTTCCTCTCAGGCTCGTAGCCCTCCACGCGCATGGTGGCAAAGCGCTTCACAGCTTTCCTCACGAGAGGTTCTACCGGGCGGCCCTCAAACCACTTGAAGTCGATGTTAGAATCCTTGACCCACTTAGGATCAAAGGCGTACTCGCGGACGAGTACGCGTGGGCGGGGCAGGAGAGTCAGAAACGCTTGTGCTTCAAGAAACAACTTCGGAACGGGCTTGTCAGCGGAAGGGGGGCGATTCGTGAACCCTCCGAGCGGAAGAACTTCGAGCAGGAGTTCCTTGATCTCATTTCGCAACATGTTCTTCTTCTCAGGCGAGGAATTCTTGAGTCCGAAGGACTCTATACTACTCTGTTTACTATCTGTTCGTAATACATCTGTAGTTACATTTGTGTGTTTAGCACTATCCATTTGTGTGTTTAGCACTATGGATTTGGTGGTTTCACCAAATGGTGAAACTCCATCCTTTTCCAACCATGCATCTTCATCTACCAGGGCGTAAGAAAGCTTCCTCTTCCAGGGATCATTCTCAAAGTGTCCTGTGACAATCACGTTCTGCTTCTTCAACGAGTTGATGATTCTCTCTACTTGCCACTGCGTCCAGAAAGGAAAGTATGACGCCCACGTGTTGATCGTATTGAACGTCCAGGTTCTCTCTACCTTCTCTCCATTGATTTCTATGGGATGCATGTTCCTGTTCTCCGCCTTGTTCTTCCTTATCCAGAAGATGAGGGCTTGGAGAATGATAGCCTCATCAACTCCATACTTCTTAGCGACTTGGGCATCAAAGATGTAACAAGACATATCATGATCCTCCTGAGAAATAGTCCTACTACATGTTATTGACCTGAACGTGGTGGAGTTTGAAAAATTGTTGTCTCTTCCAATCTACCCCGAGATCATTTCTATCTACCCCAAGATCAGTCTCGATCTGGTACAACATGATTCGGATCTTCCCCTAGATCCTTCAACTTGGTGGCTACCATCTCCCACCGGATCTTGTTCATCCTACCCCGGATAAACAAGATGCCGTGTCTCTTGGCGTAGAAGAGCCACCCCTTTACGTTCTCGTCCTTCTTGACAAGAACATGGTACGCCTCGCAAGTCACGGTGTCCGTGACTCTATCGACATACTCTGCGTGAGAGTGGTGGTGAAGCAAGGCATAGTTCTTGTACTCCCTCTCCACACTGACGTACCGACAGCAAGTAGTTCCCAGGTAGTACTTGTGTACTATCTTTTGCTTCACGAAGTCCTGCCTCTCTTTAGCATTCATGATCTCTTCTCCTCCTTCTTCTCTATGCATTTGTAGAGGTCGTTGAGATGTATCACCATCATAGTGATGGTCTCGAGGAGCATCTTCTTCCTTTGAGGAACAGAGTCCTTGATGTTTGCGGCTCCCCACAATAGTCGCAAGTCAGAGTGGAGCTGATCACAGTACGCTTGCTCCTTGTTCTCAGGACGTACGAGAGCTCTGCCACTGAAGGGACACTCTCCTCTAGTACCGTCCTTAGTAAATCTCGTATCAGTCCCCATACTAGTCCCCTTTCTTGTCCGGGCTGGCCACCGGGCCGCCGCGTTACACCGGAGAATCTTGGTAGAGTTCCCCGGCGGCTCCGCGTCAATCGAGCTCCGAGAGGAGCTTCTGGAGGTCCTCCACGGACTGCCCCTTCAGGGCTTCGTCCTGCTTGGAGGCGATGATCTCGAGGATCTTCTGCTTCTTGAGCTTCCGCTCCACGGCGTTCTTCTCCGCCAGGGCATCTGCCTTCTTGACTTCGAAGACGTGTCTGACGATGCCGATCTGCAGAGTGAGGACCTCGTCCTCCTTATCGTCCTCCTTGAGAAGGCTGTCTTCCGTGACTTCCCTGCGTGCGGAGTTGAGTTCCCTGTAGATGCTGTCCAGTGCACGCGGTGAGAGGTCCCAGAGGTCCTCCGCCGTGATGGCTCCCCGGTAGGGGAAGCGCAACTTCATCCTTGCTGCTTTTTCAAACATTTGCACCTCCTTGGTGACTTAGAAGTTTACCTTGAGGGTCCTGTTGACGTGACCCTCAACCTTGACTACGACCGAGTTCCGCTTCGTAGCGGAGAAGCCCAGTCCTGAGAGCTGGTCCGCGGCGTCAACGACGCGCATCCTGCTTCCCAGTGCTTCAAAGACTCTCTTGTGGACCGCGAGATCCTCCCGGAGATACTCGTTGAAGAATCCGTTCGGGAGCTCGTCGTTGACACTCCCGTTGAGCATGAAGAAGTAGTGACGATGACCGATCCCCTTCTGATCGTCCCAGTAGTTCGGGGAGTACATGATCACCGACGCGGGGTAGAACTGGTTGGTGTCGAGACCCCAGGCCTTCCGAGACGCAGTGGATGAAGGAACGAGTTCCTTGATCGAGAAGCCCTCCTTCGCGGTGTAGGTGACCTCCGCCACGTGAATCCTCTCCCCCTGCCTGAGTGGCTTGTTGTAGGAGAAGCTGTGAACCTCGCCATCGAACTCGACCTCGGCTGTGAAGCCGGACCGGGCACCCCTTGAAGCGAAGCAGTGCACGAACATCTGATACCTCCCTGGAGGCATCCTCTTCGTGTCCGTCCAGATGATGTTCTCTACTGCAACCCCTCCCCGAGCCTGTTGTGTGGGAACGATGATGTCAACGTCGAGCATCCCTGTGGAGGGGTGCACGTGCATCTTGTTCACGTAGAAGATCTCGTTTCCCCCCGGTTCAATGCAGTGTGCGTCGAGGTCGTTGTTGTTGTCGCCCTCCTCGTTCCACTGGATGGAGAACCGGAGCACACCGTCAACACGACCTCCCATGGCCTTCACGCGCTCCTTCATGGAGTCCGTGATGTTCCCCGCATAGGCCCACGAGAAGGGGTTCCCCCACTTGAAGAGCGTCTTGCTGTTGGAAGCCTGAGGGGCAATCAGTGACACCCTGTTGGGTACGAGGCGGTTCTCAAAGAGAACCTCCACTCTCTTGACCGTCGGCAGGACGTCCTTGACGAAGTCCTCCGCGGAGATCTCCTCGACCTTGGAGAACGACTTCGGGTTGACGGCCACCCCCTGGGCCATGTCGTCGAAGACGGACCCCGCGAGCCGCTTGGCCGCGTCCCTGTCCGCGAAGAGGATGTTGTTCACCGTGATGTCGTCGAGTACCGCAAACCTGCGGGGGAGACTCTCGAGGAGTCCCAGTTCTGTCAGCTTGGCCTCGGCGTCCGCGATCATCTTCTTGGTGTAGATGGCCTTGGGGCGCTTGTAGTTCGAGGGGGCTACGATCTTCTCGTACCGCTTGACAGCCTCGTCGAGGTCCACCCCAGTGGTGACGTCGGTGAGTAGTACGCCGATGCTGTGATTCCGGATCCTACTCAGGGCCGGACCGGCTTCCAGGGACTTCTCCCAGACGTACCAGTCCTTGATCTCGTCGTGGGTGAGTCGGTGGTACATGCGATGATACTGTAAGAACTTCTTGAGCACGGCTTCCCACTCCTCACCCTTGTACAAGGAGTTCTGAGCGATGAGTTCCAGCACTGTCTCCACGGCGTCCTGGGAGATCTCCTCCAAGGATCGCTGGAAGACGTTCTTGCTGTCGCGGAACTGACCACGCCGGGTACCCTCGTCACCTTTCTTGACCACGAACGTAGGAGGCAGCTTGAAGTAGAAGTGGTGCCAGGTCATGACGGAACCGTCTTCGTGCTCCTCATGGTTCTTGTCCATACCATGTGTACGCTCACTCGTGACGAAGACGTCGGTGATCGCGGCGCGGCGCACGAACTGTGCCATCTTGTTGATCACGGTCTGGAAGGCGGCGTGACCTATGTCAAAGTCCCAGATGGTGGTGATCTTGCCATCCTTGAGCTTCACCACGTTCCCGAACGTCTTCACGAAGTGTCTACAAGCAGAGCAGTCGTACTCTCTTCTCTCGCGATACTTCATGTTAGTTCCCTCGGGGAAGGACTCAAGATAGGTGTTCCAGAGAAGGTCCTTGTCAACACCCACGACAAAAAGGTGCGTTACGTCCTTGAGCATCTCCGTGATGTGGGACTGCATGGAGTCTCTGAATTGCTTGAAGTTCATGTATTTTCTCCTTTTGAGTTCTCCTTGTAACCAGGCTCCACACGCTCGAACATCCGAGAGTCGAACTCATACTCCAGGAGAGCGTCATTCTCAGAAGAGTAGAAGAGTGCCGTGAAGTCCATCAGTTTGGTGAATGCTCCCACTTGATTAGTGTTCACTGGATTGAGGATGACGCGATGTACTTGAACGACATCCTGCTCACGAGGATAATTGTAGAAGCCCACATACATCTTCTTGAGCTTCACAATGTCTCCCACAGCCAGGGACTTGATCGGTTGGAAATCCACAGCACGATCTGACGCAGGGATGAGTTTCAACTCCGCGTCATGGAAGGGGCTCTCCTGCACCACCTTATCCTTGGGAAGAGATTTTCCTTCCGGACTGGGAGCTTTTCGTTTCTTCTTATTCATTCAGTGTACCTCCTCGGTATGTATAGACTTGCAACTGCAAGTATGGGAGCGACGGGACTCGAACCCGCATCGCGCGCGGAGTGCACAAATACACCACAGTATACCGCCGCCCGAGTGTTACCACTACACCACGCTCCCAAGCTGGCCGCCCTGTGGTACTCCGGATCTTTGGAGAGGGCGGCCTTAGAAATACCTCATAGAGAAAACATGTAGTAGGGACCATTACTTTGCGGCCCCCATATCAGACCTCCTTTCTACTCTACATACAGGACCATCAAGCGATCCCGCAATCAGATGTGACAATCGACGACGGTGAGGAAGGTCTCCGGTGGGTTGTTGAGAATGAAGTGATCAACGAATTCGTCGTCCCACTTCTGCTTGTCTTCATCTTTATCAGAAGACATACACCACCAACCCATCACGCCGGGGGCATACCACTTGCCATCTTTAACAACAGCATAGGTAGAAAAAGCCTGCATCGCTTTCCGACGTACAAACTTGTTCCAATCTCCACCGGCGAAAATTGTTCTGTACTCACCAGAAAGAAGGAGATCGTGATCGGTGTCAAGTTCCTGGATCTTCTTGACAACAGGATGTTGACTGTAGGCTTCCCGGGCCTTCTTAATGTCTTCATATTTTTCCCGATACTCGCTCCACAAAGGGATCTCCTGACCATCAAAGGCGGGGAAGAACTTGTCCCAGAGAGATTTAGCACACATCAACTGAGACAACACCATAGCGTCAAAGTCGATGTCTTTGACCTGAAGCTGAGCGCATCGTTCTGTTTCAATATGATCCTTGGGAGGACCCTCAACGAGAGCTGCGTCAGGTTTCCCAATGAGTTTAGGGAGTACAGAAGCCATCAACTTTTCGAATGGATGAGATTCTACAATAACGGGGGCAACTATGGCTTCTTTTTTGGGTATGAAGAAATTTGCCCATCTTCCTCCCACAGAATACCAATCCCAGAAACCATTGGGATTGCTCCAATCTCCGTAGCGCTTTTTCTCGGGATCTCGTTCATACCCACACCAGTTTTTCATATACTCTTCAAACGTGGCGAAGGTTTCTTTGTAAGGAATGAAACGTATTTCAAGGTGTTCGGGGACCTTGTGGGTGTTAGCCACCACCATCCCTATCTCTCCTGGAACTTTAAACTCGTCGTTCCAAGGAAGGAGTTTGCGACCATCTGGCATGATGACATATTCAGTTCCTCCAGTTTCATACTCAGTTCTGTGCTCATCCTCGGTATCTTCAAACTCGAGGAGTTCGCGGGGAAAGTTTTCATCCCCATCATACTCCTGGTAAGGAGCGAGTTGCTCTTCGATGTTGTCCCCGATAACAAGGACAGTAAAATGTGACATGTGTTCCTCCCTCAAATGTATATTCCGATCTGTCTTGTTCAAGCGTGGTAGATCACCTCCACACGACACCCGCCCCTCGTTGCAATTCACATGCAGATACCCTTCCTTTCCCGGGCAGGTGTTTCGACTATTTCTTGAGGACGCCAATCAAGAGAGCTACGCCTGCGGCTACTATGAAGAAAGCCAGGGCGCCCGCCAATGTAGCTATGATGATGTCTCCTACCATCTCAGGCCACCTCTTCGTTCAGAACTCTCCAGTCTTGAGGAGAGAGCTCGATGACTTCGTGACCCTTCTGCTCCAAGGCAAACTGACGATCGCGATTGTCAATCTCCTTCGCGAGGGCCGTGATCGAGTTGGCGAGTCCCCAGCGGGAGGCGTCTCCCTCGGTCATCAGGTTCGTCATGACGGACTCACGCTCCTTCTCGGTGAGGTCAAAGCGGCGAGTGACGTTCTCAACGACGCGGATCGGGTTGGCGATCTTGTCTTCCGTGGCCTCGCGCAATCTCGTGACCATCTTCTCAAAAGAGGCTTGGGTGAGGGCGTGCGCGAAAGTGTCACGGAGTCTCAGACGGAACGCCTCGATCTCTGCCACGACCGTGTCGTGCTTGAAGATGTTGGTCTCCTGAGCGTCGTCGGAGATCCTCCGACCTATGTGCGTGCGACTCACGAGCGACTGTCCCACCATCCCGTTGGAGCACACGAGTCTCCAGATCAGCGTGGAGATGTCTACTGCACCGTAGCCCACCTCCGAGTTGGAGAGGGTCACCCCCGCTTGGACGATGTCTCCCTTCTTGACCTCGGCTGCGAGGGAGGGGAAGACGATCTGGACGTACATCTTGGTCTCCGTCAAGGAGAGAGCCCGGACTTCCACGTCAGCGAAGTCGCGCATGACGGGAAGGAAGGACTCCATGACGGTGTAGTGGTCAAACGGGACGAACTTGTCAGACAGAAACGCACGTGCTCTCCCGTCAAGGGTCCTCACCATCTTCTTGGTGTCCGGGTTGTTGTACAACCAAGCGTTGACGTTCTGCGCTCTGAGCCCGGGGATGGCTCCCATGGACTCGTAGTAGCGCTTCGGGATGCCGAGCTTCTCCGACACCTGCTGGTGCGAGACGTCCGTCATGGCGAACTTCCCGAGTCCCGAGAGCTCGAGAGTGTTGTCGTCGGACGCCATGTTGATGCTCCCCTGGTTGATGAGATAGTCGTTCTTCGACTTCTCAATCCGATCGACCTCCATTGCGAGGTCGTTCATGCTAGTGTAGTTGCCTTTCATGTAGTTCCTCCTGTTGTTTGTTGTTCAACTGGTTGGCGACCTCCTCCGCTTCTGCGGCTGTGTCGCACCAATTAGTAACCTTGTTGATTGTACCTCGTGATGCCACTACACCTACGTAGTAGCAGCGTGCGCGAGGGTCGTAGCCATGTGAGTACTTGGTCATGCTGACATGTCCTCCCTAGAGAGGAGCTCCTGTGAAGGGATCACCTCCAGCAGCTATGAACTCCTCTAAGTTGTTGAGACCAATGGCGTCGGGGGAGATCTCCACTTCCTTGCCCCCCTCATCAACTACAGTCTCCTCCCCTGTGACCTCAGGCTCGTTGTTGTCGACAGGAACACCTTCTTCATCAACAACATGGCAGTCATGCGACCACCAGCAGTCCACGCAGTTGCATCCGACGTCATGTTCCACGAGAATCACCTCCCCTCGTTAGGGGCCAGTAGACTCCGTGAGGAACGGAGATAAGCAATCATCTCTTTTTCCTCATCGGAAGTGTTCCGACCCATGTTTGCAATTTCTTCCCGAGCCCAGGTTATCGCATCGATGTCCTCATCGAAGATGTAAGCTGACTTGAACAGTGAGCATGTCTCTCGATTGAAAGGACACTCAAAGAGACGTGAGACCCGGCACTCGATGACTCCGGCATAAAGATTTTCTTCGTTCTTGATGGCAACAGGACGAATGTGCCCCTGACCCAAGAAGAGGTCTGCCTTCACGATCATGATCTTGATCTCATGCGGAGCCTCCTCGCAGCTCTTGATTCTTTCCATTCATACCTCCTCGTTGATATTACTTGCAGCTCCAGAGACGCCCGGGAGTGACGCGGGGGACACCCCCTCCACGCACACGCCATTTCGCTCGCGGACGTCATTGGAGCTGTACGCCTACTACCCTGTCGCTTCCCTCGGCGTCAGCTCATGAATGAAGATACAACTTAAGACTTCGAGTTTCTGCAGTAAGGTCTGAGATACTCTATAAGAGTATTGTTCGCATCATCATTCTCAAAGAGGTCAATCTTCTTGACAGCCCCTTCCATGATGCTGTTGAGACGTTCTCGTGACGCAGGGGTCCTCTCTTCCTCGGGCAGACTGTTCCAAGCCTCCCTACGGAAGCCTACTAAGATAGCGTTGAACGTGTGCTTCGTCTGCTTCATGTTCTTCTGCTCGTTGGACATGTGAGACTCGTCCACGCTCTCACCCGGAGCAGGATTCTGGAGACCCTTGTCAAGAGATGCGAGAACGATGGCGTCGATGTCGACAGGATAGGTTAGCATTGAGATTAACATGACGCACCCCCCTTCACAGAGACCATCTTCTTGAGCTCCGCGTCGAGGAACTCCTTGACCTCGGCGGGAGTCTTCTTTGACCAGGCCCTATCACAAAGGGGCTTCACTTGTGTCATGAAGTCGAAGCCCTTCTCGCGGGCCGTGGTCAGGAAGTCTACCATGACTTGTAGTTTTGTGTTCATGTTTCACCTCCTCAAGGTTGTAAAGAACTGTGGGACTGACTCAGATGATGATTAGCCTAACACCCCCGCGTTGTCACCAGCACTCCAGCAGGTACGTCTCTCAAAACTGAACATCTGCTGCTTCTTGTTACGAACAGCTTCTCTCAACTTCTTGAGATGCTCAGGAGAGGCCTGCATCGTGATCATCGGAGCCGTGGCGGGTGTACGATGTATCTTGACTTTTGGTTGAGGTCTTTCTTCTATGACCTCTTCAAATATAGTGACCTCTTGAATCATGAGAGCACCTCCTTCAAGCGCTCCTCAAGAGCAGGACGGATGCAGTCCAGATGAAAGTTGTCGTAGCCGGGAAGCCTGTTCTTGGCTATGAAGCGATTCATCAAGAAAGACTCTCCAGGATTGATGGACTCGTGGCAGTAGCGACACTCGCGCCGCCCCTTGGCCTTCTCGAGAGTGATGTTGATTAGCATTTGTACCTCCTCCTTATTTTCTGTTCATTACCGCAAGTACATTCTTGGTGTAGAACAGATTTCGAGACCAATAGCCATATACACAACGAGTCCCTTCTCGTGAAGGATCACCTGTGTCGTGTATCACACCATCAACAACAGCAACCAGATGCTTAGATAAGCAGACGATCAACCTACCTTCCTGAGGCAATTCTTCTCTTTTGAGATGCACTCTACAGCCCTTTCCTATCTGCATAGTAGGAAACCACAAGAAACCAAGTGAGTTCATGTAATCGTGAAACCACTTCCTCCTCGTATATACACCCTTAGAAGCATCTTTTAACTTTCTGCTCTTTCTGGTCTTCCGTTGAGTTGAACACTTTGAAGAGAGAAACTCAAATACGTCTTTGTAGTCTTGCTCTGTTGCTATAGCTATGGCACGGGAGACACAGTCACCGGACATTTTCTTATATCCAGCAGCCTCGCGTCCTCCGTCATCATAGACAAACTCCATACCGTACCTCCTCATGTAAGGTTGAGCGGGAAGCGGAGGGGAGGTACCGACCTCCGCCCCCGCTCCGTGCGGGCTTTCACCGCACTGGCCTTGCCCTTACTCCTTGTCAGAAAATGTTTATCGTGCCCTTCACCTGGATGTAGAACTCCGTGAAGGCTCCCTCCACGTTCCGCAACGACAAGTCAGACACGACAGCGTACGTCATGGCCGGGTGTATGCAGTAGTGCCTCACCCCTATCTCCAGTGAGTTCCCTATCCTGAGTCCTGCGTTGAATCCGTACAGCATCTCCGCGGGAGTACAGGAAGGTATGCCCTGAGAATTGCTCCAGTCAGTGAGGAGGAAGGGGATCTTGACAGAGGCTCCCACAAACACCGTGTCCAACAAGACGACCTCGGTAGCAAAGTCTGTGAATAGCCCAAAGGGTATCTCACTCAAGACGTCAGGGTTGTACGTCACGAAACCCGACGACATTCCCCCCACCTCTACCTTGAAGTTGACGTCGAGCACGTGATCGGCGTATGCCGATACTCCCAAGATAAACATGAACACAACTAACAGCTTCTTCATACTAATGTCCTCCTCAATCAAGATGTTATAGAGAGAATCTTATCGATTCCGCTTGATTCTGCAACATCATAGCAGTAAAAATAAAACCTTGTCGCTGCGCGATATCCGCGTCGCGCTCGAGTTCCTGGATGTCCAGTAACTTCCGGATGTGAGACACCTTCCCCACTTCAACTTCGTGGATCTTCTCGGAGATGGTCTTGGCAATTCTCTCGAGAGCTTCGGGAGGAAGCTCTTCGAGGAGCTCGTCGAACAGCATCCTCAAGATGCCCTTGCTGGTTTCATAATCCATACTGTACCTCCTGAGCTCTTCAGCTCCTGCTGCGCTTCTCTTACATGTTAGGCGGCTCCAGGTTGACCTACCCGTCCCTACAGTCTACTGGAGGAGAAGCGCATGAGGAGCCGGTCGCCCGGAGGCGACAGCTCTTGCCGTGGTTGGATCAACGGTGACACGGCAGACCGGCTAGACGAACTACTCGTCGTCTTCGAGATTGAGTTCAGGCTCCTCGCAATGCTCCACGAGTGTCTGGAGGAGATGATTGTAGTCGCCCTTCTTGCACTCGTCCAGGACTTCCTTGATCTCCTCAGGAGTCCATCCTTCCTTCCTGGCCTGCCTCTGGAACGCTCCCATGAGAGAAAAGGCGTTTCCATCGAGACCCTCGAGTTGGAGCTTCACTTTCTTTGTAGTCATGTTGTACCTCCGTGACCTTAGTGATCGCTGCTTCGCGTATAACATATATTATAATAGAAGCAACTTATTAGTCGCGCCCGCCAGTGTCGGACTGGCATCCGAGGCTATCATCTCGAGCGGACCGCCGCTGCGCGAAGAAAAAGGGGTAGCCTCTACGCGCCGGACTCTCACGAGTCAGGCTGCGCACTTTGGTGAGTTGTCATGCTGTGTAGATGTGGAATCCTTTGCCGTCTCTGTAGAATTCTACCAAGACCAGCTTACCTTCAAGTACCCACTTCTCGACCAGAAACCCCTGCTCGAGATCATACACTTGATAGTAACAAGAACCAGTCAAGTTCTTCTCAACACGAAGCGATCTGAACATGTTCTGACTCTCGTAAAAACTGGCCTCTGTAATGTTTGCCTTTGCCATGATATACCTCCACGCGCGTGTCGGCGCGTAGAAGCCACCCCGGTAGATCTTGCTGTGAACTTACCCGACGATTTCTCGTCACCCCTTGTCGATGAGGTACTTGACGCGCCGGACTACCGTGTGAGTAGTCAGCGGCGTGAGTATCAGATACCCAGTTCAGTTAATTTCTGCTTGTACTCTTCCTCGGTGCTGAAGCGAAGTACGAAGTTCATCCCATACAAGGAACTTTCATGCTTCTTCGCCTCTGTTTGAGTAATGTTTCCAAGCGCTGTGTAGTAAGGTTTTCCACGAGATTGCATTAACTGCGGATTGCGTCTTTCTTTGATGTACCAGTACTTTGCCTTAGCCATGTTGTACCTCCTGCGCCTTTCAGCGCGTCAAGTACCTCATCTGCGTTCCAGTCCTCAACGCGCTGGACTGTTGCCAGCCAGCGGCGGTAGGTTAGTTTTCTTCCAAAACTTCAGTTAGGATACCTTCGACTTCAATTGCGTTTCCGTTTTCATCGTGTGATTGCGCACGCATCCGCTCACCGATAAAATCGGTGATTTCTTTTCCGTTGATCGTATCCTGAGAAATTGTGCCGGTTGTTTCGTTGTCGAGTAATACGGTCCAAGTTTTCATAGTGTACCTCCGTGCGCCTCAGCGCGTGGAGGACTAGAACTTCCTTCTCTATACGGCTTCCCGAAGCCCTACGGCAATCGGTCTTGCGGTTTGTGCCGGGCTGGTAATTTCGCCCCGCCTACTCGCGCTCGCCCCCTATGTGTTGCAGTTTCCTGCTCCGTCAGCCGGACTTTTGTTCGCTTACTTCCGCCCTACTTTAGGCGCTTTTTCGGCTATCCCTTTTGGGGAACGTGCCCGATAACTTTTTGTATATATACATAATATAGTACAGATTTTGTCTAATGTCAAGTATTCTTTTGAAAAGTTTTGTTTATTTTTCAGATTTTCACGGGAACCACTATACAGGTTTTAAGTGAAACACCTAAAAAAGGGGGCGGGGGACAGAAACTCTGCCCACCCACCCTTGGTCCGAGCGAGGAGGAATCCTCACCGTATTGAGATACTACTCGTAGAGGTACACCATACCGGCGCTCAGAGTGTCAACCTTGATTGCGATGGGATCCATCAACGGGAACTCAAATGGATCCACGAAGTTGGACCCCCAAGCCACCGAGTGGAACACCGCGTTGCCCTCGAGGTCCGTCAGAATGCACTGACTCCCGCCCGCCCCGCCAACGCACACCCAGCGGACCTTCTTGAATACTCTCTCCGCGGTCACGTCGTCCTCCGCCGTGAGCACCCACACGTTCTTGTACTTCGATACTGCCATGTCGTTCTCCTTCCTGTGTTAGTGTATCGTGCCGTTCGCAATCAGCACCACCACGATCGTGGCGGCTACACCGAGTGCGGCACCAAGCCCTGCTCCTATCCCGAGATCCCGCCAGAAGTGATTCTGGTCAGGCACCACGTTCGGGAAGTTCATGGTGGGGAGCCTCACGCGGAAGCCGAGTGAGGCCAAACTGACGTCCACCTCGGAGTCCACGGGCACCACAGTGACGGTCTTCCCCGTGACGAGACACACGTAGTCGAACTTGGAGAAGAGCAATCCGGAGTGCTCGACTTCGTCGTACTTGATGACGAAGTCTACGAGTGTATCTCGGGACACCGACGCTATCCACCTGCTGGCCTCCTCCCTCGTCATGGGGACGTACTTCTGACTGGCCTCCGGACTACTCGGAAGCGGGGTCCCCTCCTGTGCCACCACTGGCAGTACCAGGAGTAGGAGCAGGACTATGCTTGCGATCAACAACTTCATGCTTTACCTCCACGCAGATGATCTGCTTGTCCTTGTCGTAGCCCACGGCGGTGACGTCGATGGCGTCGATCCCCTTGGGCATCTTTATGGTCTGGACGTTGTCCGTACCGGGGACGACCACCTTGATCTTGTTGGCGTCCGTGACTAACCAGTCCAGTTTCTTCACAGGCTTCGGGAGCAGCGTGTCGAAGACGACCTTGAGCTTCCTGTAGATCTTGATACCAGCTATGGTCGCCGCGACAGCCCCCAGGGCCCCGAGGAGGAGCTTCCAGTACTTGCCTACGAACTCCCCGACCTTCTTGAAGAATGCTCCCACTTTCTCGAAGAACTCCTTGACTTTCATAGGTCACACCCTCCCCAACTTCTGCGTCACCTCGGAGACCGTGGCGTACCCTATGAACGCGGAGCACATCTCGGCGACGCCCGCCAGGCCGGTCTCCGGCCGCGCCAGGAGCACCACCAGGGCGATCTCCAGGGCCACGACGATCGCCACGAGCTTCAGCACCCTCCCGATCTCAAGCCTGCCATGCTCGTCCTGTACCACTCCGGCCGACTCCGGTAAGGGGTCCTCGTTGCGTGCCGGACCCTGGATTGCCTGACCTACCTGACCCCCCGCTACGGGCACCAGGAAGGCGGCGACGATGAGCAGTAACTGAGGGAGATTCGCTCCCATGAGTGCACCGACGTTGGCCACCACTACCGCGGCAACGAACATCACGATCATCATCACGATCCCACTGGACTTGTCGTTCCAGCCGTCCTTGAAAAGTTCTTTCATGATCCACCTCCTCACTGTGGTTTATAATAGATCACAGTCTGCTTGACTGTCGAGAACTCGTATTTCGTGAAGAGTTGCAAGAAGCCGTTGCCCCTCCACTCCGACTTGCGTCCCGGCCAGGAGTCCTTGATTCGCAAGCACTGAGCTTCATCATCAACAATACCGGCCGAGATGTAGTGCCCGGGAATGAGCATCCCCACCGAGTTTCCGTCCAGGATCGCCTGGTACACCTGGTCCCAAGATCTCCCCCACTGCCACTGTGCCTTGACGTCAAACATCATCTTGGCTACCCTGACGTGGAGTTCCATGTAGCGGTTCTCCATCACGGTGTCACCATGGAGCCCCGGGATGATCTTTTGCCACTCCTCCATGTTGAAGGGGTCCGAGAAGCACAACATCACGACGTCGTCCAACTGCGGTCCCCGCTTCCACCCCGGGAAGATCTTCGTCAGGGATTCCTCGCCGGGGAGATCCGGACCCAGGAGATTCGCACAGTTGTTCACGACCTCCTCGGCCCCGCAGCTCTCCAGGTACCCGCGGGAGTGCACCTTGTCCAGGGTGACCTGAGACAC